TTAATTCCCGGAAATAACCTTGTATATACCTTTGCCGAGGAACTGTGCTATATATAAGCTAACAATACCTTTAATGATAACGGGCATTGCCATATGAGCATTCCCAATAACCGAAATCAGTGCAATAAATCGAGCAACATTTAATCCGGTTGCTATTCCTGGATGTTCAAAAAATATTCTTCCATTAGAATTTTTAGCAAACCCATACATTACGGAAAATACAATTACCAACCACATAAATTATCCCTCTCATAAAACGACTATACATAAAATCATAACAGCCAACAATGCCATGCAAGCAATAGCAGAAGCACAGCCACAACCAGCATTAGCACTTTGCCCATTCAAAACACGAGCAAAAGAGTTAATAACATCCTGACGAGTTATATTGTAAAGTTCTTGTGCTACCGTGGCAGGAATGACATATGTTCGCACTTGAAACATAAAAGCCATCTCCAAACTGTTTTTCGAAGAATATTCATAGGACGTGCTTACAAAGGAATCAAATGTAAGACCATAATTCATAGATGCAGGCATTCTTTCCATGCCATTTTTCAACTCTAAAGATAATGTGTAAAAAATATCGTTAAATTGTTCTTTATCAGATACATTGCTACGAATTTCTTCTGTTGCAATCACATACTTGAATGCCAAATATTCGGCCATAACATTATCTAACCAATCTGTTTGACCGGTTTTGTTGAGATAATTATAGAGGTATTTCGCCCCTGCGTCAGAGGTTGTATAAATTACTGGAGCAGCTTTTCTAGCAAATTCTCCTATATTCATTCCTTACACTTCCCGTCAAAAAATAATATAGTTTAGCATCCTCCCCAAGGTCGAGACGGATGCATTTGATGATTAGAATAAATATCCCGACCGAGCAGTACTTATTCTATTCATCCTGCCCTGCATCATGCTGGGCTTTTTCGCTGCCTACAAAACGTAGATTGTTTCGACGTATTAGTGCGTCGCCGTCATCGCAAAAGGGGAACCCTTATGACGACTATAAATATATTCCATAGCTTCTATCGCCATCAGTTTGTGAGTAGTGGTAGGTAGACTATGGAACAACTTGCAAGCATAGTCAAAAATGTCTAGCTCTTCGTCGTTATCCATTCAAACCACCATCCTTTCATGTAGATTTATGTTGCCGACTTATAGTCGGTAGCATAGCATCACTGTACTGATGAGCGAAGTTTTTCTAAGTCTGTTCTATCCTTCACTTTATCTTCTGCCAGAATACTGTAAGCAGCGCCTAGCAGACGTAATTTAAGCTTATCGTCCATCTTATTGAATAAATCAAGTAGCTCAGCGGTATCTTTAGATGAGCTAAGACAATCGGTATTGTCACCATTGGCTAAAGCAGCAAGATAAGCTACACTTGCTCCAGTGCCTTTTGAGATTTTCGATAATGTTTCTATTGTCGGGCGTACAGGTTTGCCGGTTCTGGGATCTATACCACGCTCTATACTATCAATCTGAGTATGGCTAATACCGTCGCATTGTTGGGCGAATTCGCGCAATGACAAGTCGCCGCGTTTCTTCCTTACAAATTCTGAAAGTTTGTCAATCATAATTACCACTCCTTGGCTATATTGTAATCTATGCTTGACAAAAAAGCAAAGAAATTTACGTTGTTTATGCTTGACAAAACGTAAAGAATACACTACAATAGATATGTAAATCAAAAACAACAACAGAGAGGTGGTCAAAATGCAAAACTCAATCAAAGAGCGTCGGAAAAAAGCCTGCTTAACGCAAGAAGAACTTGCTAAAAAGGCTAATATTAGCCGTACTCACCTTGCTGAAATAGAAAACGGCAACGCAATTCCGTCTGTACTAGTTGCTCAAAAGATAGCAAAAGCGTTAAAGACGAGAGTTGATAGTATTTTTTTTGCAAAACCTGTTGTGTAAAAACAACAGATATATTATTAAAATCTCGCTGAAAAAGATAAGTGAGTTTGAAAACAAAAAAAATAAAGCCTTCCATACAGGAAGGCAGAAAGAGAGGAAAACAAATGAAAAGAAAATCTGTAACCCTCAAACGGCTGACAAAGTTGGTGGCGCATAAAGAGCGCCAGCGTACAGGCGAAACGCACAGCTGGGGCTTACCTATTGGTGCTTGCCCGTTGAAACGTAAGCTGCGCTATATCGACGGTTATCGTTATTAAGGGGGTGGGAAGATGCAAGAACTGGACATTGCAATTAAAGAAAAACTTGCTTACTGCAATAGCCGTTGGAACAAGAAGCAGCAAGAAAAAATTGCTCAATCCATCAAAACCATTTGTGAACAGGTTGAAGGATTGAGCACATCGGATACTGATAAAGTTTTTGAAATAGCGCAAGAATTAACTTATAGTTATTGTTTCGTTAAATTCTCTGACTGAGCCATGAGCTTCTTAATTTCAGCGTAAGCGGATAGATAATGTTCGACATAAGATTTAACTGAGCCGTGTCTATCGTGCTGTGTACGCATAAAATCAATAGTCATTTCATGAATCTGTTGTTCTTTATCCAAAGTAATCACCTCCGTTCTGTAAGACCATTATAGCACGGAGAAGAAAGAGAGTGATAACAGTGATTAGATCGCCGGAAACATATCAGTTAGAGAACGGATATATCGGGATTGTAGAAAATCCCGGTGCCGTTGCTGAAAATGATGCTGCACTGGCAATGCTGGCGAAATGGTGGTTGCAAATCGCCATTGATAAAGGGGACATCCCCGAATTGAAGGGAGTTGTTTTAAAGTGAAGAGACTGTTTTTCTTAGCTGTGCTGCTGGTTACGGCGGCAGTATTCGTTAGCGGATACGGCGTAACAAAAGTTGTCACTTACAAAACCTATTACGTAAGTGAAGGCGAAACCGTATGGGATATTGCAGCAGCACATATGGCTGAGCAAGACAAGACACGTGATGTGCGTGAGCTTATCTTTGACATCAGAAAGCACAACGGCTTGCACGGCAAAACATTGCAGGCAGGCCAAACAATCATCATTCCTCTTGAAAAAGAGGTAAAAAAATAAGCTCCGCGGCACAACGAAACCGCAGAGCGTGTAGGGGAAAATGCCAGCCACATAAACCCTACACACATTATAACACACTTCGTAAGAAAGGATAATGAAAAATGTGTGAAGGAAGAATTTCTCTTGAAGAAGCAAAAATGCTTATGGATGACCTGACGGCGAGAAAGAACGCCAAACAGCCGAACCTGACAACCAAACAATGGCTGAATCAGTATATGGATTGCAGCCATTGTAAATTCCAGGCAACTTGCCACCATAACCCGGGTCAACCGGGTCAATATAACGCCTGCTGCAAATGGGACGGCGAAACGACGATGAGCCTTATGAAATCGCTTGAAAAAGCGAAGGAGAGAGGAGAAGTTGTATCATGAATGCTGTAACAGATGCGAGATACGGCTTATGCTTTGACGTTGAAACAACTAATTTTGCCGATTTTGCCAACCCCGGCAAAAACGATGAAGAATTCCACAGCAAATAAGGAGTAGTGAATTATGGGACTGTTTAAAAAGGCTGAACGCAAAAAAGCGTTTTTGAAAATTGCTATTACCGGTGTTAGTGGCAGCGGTAAAACTTACAGTGCATTGCAGTTGGCGCAAGGATTAGGCGATAAGATTGCAATGATCGATACGGAAAACGGCAGCGGTGAGCTGTACAGTAATCTGTGCGAGTACGATGTAGCTCCGATGACCGCACCGTTTACTCCGGAAAAGTACATTGATTATATCCATGAAGCCGAGCAAGCAGGATATAACGTGTTGATTATTGACAGTTTGTCTCATGCGTGGGCAGGTGAAGGCGGCGTCCTGGATTTTGTCGACAAGAAAGCAGCGACAACAAGAAGCGGTAATAGCTTTACTGCATGGAAGGACGCTACCCCGAAGCAAAATAAGCTTGTTGACGCAATTCTCCAAGCAAAAATGGACGTAATTGTATGCATGAGAAGCAAGCAGGCATATGAGATTGTAGAGAATGAAAAAGGCAAAAAAATGCCGATAAAAATGGGATTAGCTCCTATTCAGCGAGACGGCTTAGAATATGAATTTACAGTAATGTTTGACATTAGTGTTGAGCGTCATATGGCCGCTACTACAAAAGACAGAACCGGATTATTTGTTGATTGGTGCGAAGTAATTACTCCGCAGACCGGCAAAAAGATTCGCCAATGGTGCGATAACGGCGTAGAGATTACAGAAAACAAATTTGTCAAGCTTGAACACGGGAAAGTTTACGTGCGCACCCGTAATGGTATGACAGATATTGTAGAGTTAACATACGATCAGTTAGAGCAGTTGTTGCAAGCTCCAAATTATAGCTTAGCACATAATGCTATTCGTGAACGCTTAGAGTTAATAGAAGCAGCACAGGCAGAAATTCCCGAGATGAAAGAACAGCAAGAAGATTTTAGCGCAGCAGAAATTAAGGAAGCTGCCAATGCTAAGCCTCTTAATGTTGTTGCTAATAATGCGGTGTTTAAGACACCAGAAAGTGGAAAAAAATGAGTAAAAGCATTCTTCAGTCAGAATATGAAGATAAACATAGCCGGGAAGAGTGGTTCGAGAAAATCGGGAGGAACTACTTATGAAGTTTGAAACGAAGAGTATCAACTACTTCAATGGCTGCTTGCAACTTCCTATTCCGGTATCAGCTATAGCTGAAGCAGGCAAATTGCAACAGGCCTGCAATAGCGGCAAGACCTTAACTGTTGAAGTCAAGGTAAAGCGAAACACGCGCAGTCACAACGCTAATAGCTATTGTTGGGCGTTGTGTACTGCGATAGCTAAGGCGATACGCTCATCGAAAGAAGAAGTGTATCAGCAGGCTATTAAGAGCATCGGAGCTTATACTCCGGTTCCCATTAAGGCAGATGCTGTTGAACGCTATACAGAGAGCAGTGCATACGACACAAAGGAGATGAGCCAGCTTATAGACTGGCTCATTGATGAAGCTAAGAACATCGGCATAGACGTTATCAGCGACGCTGACAGGGCGTTGCTGTTGGAGGACTGGCATGAAGTTAAGAAAAAAACAGTTTAAGAAGTATGTTAAGTGGTTGTCTAGGAGGTGGGTAAATGGCTATTATGCGCATTGTTAAGAACAACAACTTCAGCATTGTGTCTAATGCGATCATTAGAGATACAAATTTATCGTTGAAAGCGCGTGGCTTATTCATCCTCATGTTGAGCCTGCCGGAGAGATGGGAATTTAGCGTAAAAGGCTTATCCAAAATTGCAGGTGAAGGGCTGGACGCAATCCGTAGCGGCTTACATGAATTGGAGGAACAAGGCTATCTGTCACGCCAACGCAAACGCAACGTAGAAGGTAAGCTAGGGGACATGGAGTATATACTCTACGAAGAACCTCAAAAGCCTAAAGCAGAAGCACCAACCGAGGAAACGTCTACGGTGGTAGAGCCTATGCAGGAAATCCCTACACAGGCAGAGTCGACACAAATAAATAAAGATATAAATAATAACAGACTTAATCAAGAACAGAGAGAGAGAAGAACCGAAATTACTCTCTCGCCTTAACAGCCAACCTTTACCGCTTGAAACGGCTCAGTTACAGAACGAGTATTTCAAACGCTTCTGGCTGATGTATCCGAGAAAAGCGAAACAATTCCAGGCACAGCTTGCATGGAACGCACTTCCGGTAGACGTTGAACTGTATGAGAAGATTCTCAAAGCCGTTGAGCGGTACAGTAAAACACGGCAATGGGCAGACAAAACCTACGTGCCGTATCCGGAGAACTTTCTTGACGGCAAGCGGTGGGAAGATGATATACCTACCGACGTGCCGAAGAAAAAGAATGATGTTGCAGCGGCGGCGGAAGCTGTTGTCGCAGGCTTAGAGGGAATGGAGTGGTAGACATGGACAGAAAGAACTGTATTGATATAGCGAAGCATATGGCTGTGCTGTTTGGTGCTTTTGGACAAAGCGGCGACATAGATCGTCAGAAAATCTACGTCGCTGACCTTGCGGACTTTCCGGCGGAGCTTATCGGTGTAGCGTGCAAAAAACTGCGCTACGAATCTCACTTCCTGCCGACGATCAGTGAAATTATCGAAGCGGCAAGAAGCCTTACCGCCACGAATACAGGCAAGCGCTTGCCGTCATGGGCGGAAGCTCAGCATGAGATTGAACGGCAGTTGAACATCGCTGGCAATTACAAAAAACCCGAATTTAGCTGCAAGGAGATTGAGCAGGCTGTAAAGGCGTATGGATGGCTTAATCTTTGTATGGCAGGTCAAAGTAGTATCAGCAACGCTTGGCATCAGCTCAGCAAACTGTACGAACAGACTTGTAAATATCAGCGTGAAGAAGCGACAAACCGCTATATCCTTAAAGACAAACCGCAAGGCTTTTTAGGATATACCGAAGCAAAGAATGACGGCTTGTGCTTGCTGGGGCTAGTGTTGGGGGATAAGAAGTGAAAAAAGATTGGAGCTTATTGGTTGGCGAAAAGCATGGAACGCTGACTGTAAAACAGGTCGCAGGATCTGACAGAAACGGCTTTACCTACTTGCTGTGTCAGTGCGACTGCGGCAATGAAAAGGTTGTCAAAGCAACAGACTTTACACGGTGGAAAGTAAAGACCTGCGGAAAGCTGGAATGTAAGCGCAAGACAAGAGGTGTGTTGACGTTACCGGAAGCGCAGGAGAGTTTTCCTCCGTATGCAGGCGAGAGAGTCAGTGCTTTAGAGCAACGCATAAAGCCTAAATACTATTGCAGGGCAGTCACGCCGGACTGCACGATAAGCACTCTGCTGCACATCTGCTGTTGTGAATGCGACAGACCTTGCAAGCGGTGCAGCAATACGCCGCAGAAGTGCGGGGCGAGAAGGAGAGAAAGATGAACTAAAGGAGGTTGAAGAACATGGATGCTAAACAAATCGGCGAGGTTATCAAAGAAGCCAGAAAAAGAAAGGGAACGACGCAGACAGCGTTGAGCGCCGTGCTGGGTATTATGCCGCTTGATGTTCTCCGCTACGAAACCGGCGAAATTAAGCATATTCCCTTTGAAAAGCGCGCCAAAATGTCAAGCGTATTAAATATCCCCGTGAGCGAACTGTTGTACGATAACGAGGAAATGGCGTGCATCAGCACGAACGAAGCTGTCGACGAGTTGAGAGAAAATCGGCTTATCAAGGCTGTTAATGCAGAGCTGGAAGAATGGCTGCTTAGCGGTGATGTTGATTATCTGCATAAGGCTATGGCTGTTATTCGTGCAGAAATTGAAAAGGAGGAAGTGTAATGACGAATGACGTTAGATGAATTTGTAGCGGTCGTGTTGATTATGGCGCTCATCCCGGTGGCTATTATTCAATGGATGGGTTTAATCGTGGCGATTATGGAGCGAGTACGTGATTGGAGAGGTGATAAAAATGATTGACTATAAAAAGGCAGAACAGGCCAAAAAGTTGCTTGATGAAAGCGGTGTAGATTATGTGCTCGCTTATGCCAAAGAGAACGGCTGCACAGCAGGACAGGTGCAAGGTAACGCATTAAAGGTTGCAAACTGCATTGTGGCGGCAATGCAAGCCGTAGGCAAGTTGATTCGTGATAAACATGGCGATAAAACGGCTGTTGAACTGCTGCACAACATAACAATGAAAGCACTGCAACTGATTTACAAAGATAGCAAGAAGGAGTGATAACATGGCTAACTTAATTCCGCAGATAGCCCAAATGCTCGGCGTGGAGTTGAACGAAGAATTTAAAATTAAAGGACGCGAAGGAGCGATTTATAAATTTATCGTCGACGGACTGCTAGTGAGTGACGATGACGCAGAAAAAGTATACACAACTGCCCACATGCCGCTTGTTGGTCTGGTAAGAGGCGATATTGAAATCGTTAAACTTCCGTGGAAGCCGAGAAAAGGTGATGTTTATTATAGCTTTGCGCTTTTGGGCGACACGTGGGTTGTTCGCCCGTTGTGGTGTGGCGACTTTCCGAATGAGTATGCCTTGTTTGACAAGGGCTGGGTTTACCGCACAAAGGAAGAAGCCGAAGCTGCACTCCCTAAGGTGGCTACCGAAATAGGCGTGAAGTATGAGCTTTAAAAGAGAAACCTGCAACATGTTGCAAAAATCTCTTGTAAACTCCCTTGAAAAAGTTGCAGAGTGACACAAAAAGTCCCTTGAAAAAGTTTAGGAGGCAGAGGAAATGAACCATCAAGAAAAACTAGAAGTCTTTAACGAAGTGAAAGCGGATTGTGTTTGGCATGAAAAGCAACAGGCAGAACTTAAAGAAGCAGCTATGCCGTTAGTTAAATATCTGCGCACACATTGTACTCCGATGCACGTTGCTATCGTTGATGTTGCTGGCGTAGACCTGTACGCAAAGGATATTAACGTGCCGATTATTGTTTAGGAGGTGAGAAAATGCTGATTAAGATTGGCGAAACGCAATGGATTAAAGCAAAGAAGATAAATGCCGTGCAACTATGTAAAAAAACCGGAGAAACGTGGGGGATTCGCGTGTATGCAGGCGCATGTATATTTGACCATAGCACGCATGATAACAAGGAGGAGGCCTTGCGGCAATTAGATTACTTGGCTTTAACTATAAACAGTAAAAATAAATAACTAGCCCATGGGTGCGGCGGCTGGGTTGCCGAATGGCAGTAGATGTTAGTTGCGAATAGGAATTGATGAATATTCGTAGCGAAGCCGTATAGCTGATGTCAAGAATCCCCACGCCGCCGCTTTTTATAAAAGGAGGAATGAAAAATGATTGATTATAAGAAAGCCGAGCAGGCGGATAAATTGTTGTTGGAAAGCGGCGTCCCGTTTATGCTTGCTTACGATGATACTGCTAAACATATGATTTGCCGGGCGTTCGGTAACTATCCGACACTTAAAGAGTTTATCGTGACGATGATGGTGCAGGCGGTAGTAAACGTACAGAGCAAATACGGCGAAGAAGCAGCCATGAAGGAATTGATGGGTATGATGACTGAAGCGGCACAACAGTATTGCGAAGAAACAAAGAAAGGGGCAGAAAAGCATGAGCTCAATTAAACCCGCATTTGTGAATATGGAGCAGCAGAAACGCATAAACAATATCGTGCGTGCTGCTGAAGATCTTGAAGAAGTTATTAAACAGAATTGCCCTAAAGGCCGCGACAGAAAAACAGCCTTGCGAAAGCTTGAAGAAGTGGCTATGTGGGCAAATAAAGCAATCGCGTTTGAGGTGCAGCAATGAATAATGAAAAACTAAACGTCCTGCTGTTTGCGTTTCGGTATGCCGTGCACAGAATCCCTACACAGGCATTGGCAGCTATCCAAAGCGAATTGGTGACTAATCTTCACTGGTTGCCAGATTGGATACTGGAACAGATGGAACGGGATATTGAGTGGAACTTCGAGGTAATGGCCATGCGCAAGGAAGAACGTGGTACAGTCGGACTTGATGATGACTGCGAGTTCCAGAGACCTTTCTTGGAAGCAGTTAAACAGGAAAGGGAAGCGAGAAAATGAAGTATCTTGTAACCTGGAAGAGTATCGCTTTCCCCGATATGGACTTGCAAACCTGCGTTGAGGCTGATAACGCTGATGCAGCGCAGGTTAAGGCAGAAGCAGAAGCGTCGGAAGATTTTCTTGAAGTCTATTATGTTGACTATGTAAAGGAGGTACAAAAACATGAGTAAAGGTTTAAGCAAATTTATGTATATCCAGCTTGGCGAATTGGGGGAATTGTTCAAGAAGAAACATAAGCAGTATTCTTCCGGCGCAGATGAGCTTGCCAATTTCCGCCGCGGCGCGCTTCTGAATGGACACGGCGACGATGCAGAGGGAATGTTTGAGGAGCTGAAAGCGTATATGGCAAAGCATATCGCTTTTGTTTATACCCATGATATTCACGGTGATAAAATCACCGAAAGTCTGAAAGACATTGCCGTATACAGTCTGATTGGCTTGTATATGGTGGAAATTTCAAGAACAAAAGAAGAAATGATGCAAGCACATAGAGATAGCGTTGCCGCTTTATGCCGTTATCAACGTGATAGTGTGGAGGAGCAGTTGCTCAAGGCGACAGCAACATCTGAACCGAGCGGCATTAATATGGAGGATTAACATGAATAGCATTGTTTTGTTGGGCAGAATGACAAAGGACGCAGAAGTCAGATATACTTCGACCGGTAAGGTTGTAGCGAGTTTCTCGCTGGCTGTAGACAGACCTTACACCGGTGAGGACGGCAAGCGCGAGGCAGATTTTATCAACTGCACGATCTGGGGGAAGAGCGCCGAAACCTTAGGTAATAGCGTGCATAAGGGACAGCGTGTGTTGGTGGAAGGCCGTTTGCAGATTAGACCATACACCGACAAGAATGGCAACAAGCGCACGGCAGCAGAGGTTGTGTGCGGACGTTTTGAATTCATCGAGCGCAGAGAACAGCACGGAACCCAGGGAGAACCGCAGGGCATGGAAAGCTTTGGACAACAGGTTCCGTTTAATGAGGAGATACCATTCTAATGGCGTGGGGAAAATATCATAATCGGAAAGTGGTTATCGACGGTATAACCTTTGACAGCCAGCGGGAAGGCGACTATTACTGCGAGCTGAAGATGCTGCGAATGGCGGGAGAAGTTATAGACTTTGAGCGGCAGGTAACGTTTGAGCTTCAGCCTAAGTTTAAACACTCCGGCAAGACGGAGAGAGCGATTAAATACATCGCGGATTTTGTTGTACATTATAAGGACGGCCGTACCGTTGTCGTTGATGTCAAAGGTGACAAGACCGACGTATATCGCATTAAACGGAAGATGCTTTTATACAAGCACCCGGGCATGATTTTTGAAGAGGTATAGAACATGATTAATGTTAAGCGAATGATTGAATTCTGCTGGCAGCACGAAGAAGATATTCGGCGTGCGATAGCTGAGAAGCGTTTAGACAACGGCGGAGTAGTCACCGGCGGCGGAGGACACTGCCGAGTCAGCGATCCTACGGCTCAGAAGGCTATCCATAATGTATCTGACGTTCCGTGTGTAGAGGTTGAGTATGGCGCATATGTCAATGATATGCGTAATGTTATGACCATTAAGCGGCCGTTACAATGGCTTAAAGCCGCTCATTGGACTAAAGAGCATTATGCCGATAAGCCGCAGGGCGAATTAATTAAGCTCAAATACAGTGAGAGCCTGCTCAGAAATGACATTGTAGAGATAATGGGCATCAGCCAGGCAACCTATTATGTGATGTTGAGTGATATATTTACATACGCTGAAGGCCTAGCGGCAGGGCTAAAGCTGATACCGCCGAAGCGGTGAAGATAGCGGGGAGAAATCCCCGCTTTTTTTGTTGCTTATTGGACACCAACATGGTACAATAATGGAAAAAAAGGAGGAAAGATTATGAACGAAACAAGAATCCTACGTTGCCTTATCAACAAGGCAGGCGGTAACTCCGGTGCAGGCAGCAAGACGTATAGAACCACGCTACCTGCTACGTGGATGAAGGAGTTAGGCGTCAGCGAAGAAGATAGAGAATTGGCGCTGACGTTTGACGGCGAGAAAATAGTGATCAAGAAAGTGTGACCGATATGCCGGAAAAAGGAACATCAACTCTGAGAATGCGAGTGTGTCGGCAGTGCGGCATCGAATTTATGGGCGGGCCGCGTGCGTGGTACTGCCCTACTTGCCGTATAGAGCGACAGAGAGAGCAGGGGCGGACGTGTAAACAGCGCCAGCGGAAGGGACAGACACGTCGGCTTGGGAGTATAGACAAATGCGAGGTGTGCGGGAAAGATTATATCGTTAATTCCGCACGTCAAAGGTACTGCCCTGATTGTGCGCCGGAACGTTACAGAGAAGTCGACCGAGAGCAGAGCCGCGGTTGGTTGAAACGGGCGATTGATGCACATGGCGAAGAATACCTGGAAGAACATTTGAAGCGAAAGAGAGAAATTTATCGTAAGAATACCGAAAATAAACGCATATGTCCGATGTGTGGCGGAATCGTGCCCTTTGGGGAAAAGATGTTTTGCTCAGATCAATGCCGAAACGCAGCGGAGCGGTACGCTTATGCGAAATACAATTATAAAATCGGGCGTTTGAAGGCAGAACCGAATTTCGCTGATTACGAAAAAGGAGGGCGGCTGTACGAGAAGAGAGCCGATGTTATCGGGAAATATGCCGCTCTACGGCGCACAATGCTAGAATCTTACCAATCGGCTCCGGCAGCATATGACAAAGCAGCTAAGGAGATGAGCGAACTCCTAGTCGCTTGTCAAAAGCGTACCGACGCTGACCTTATAACGCAGGCTATCTATTATCAAGATATAATCATTGATTGTGAGCGGCAGATGCCTTTGCCAAAAAAACCAGATGATCGCGTTGCCAAAAGTTATAAGGTGCATCGGTATACCATGCAGGAATACAACGAAGCACGCGACAATCTGCAAATTTTGTGCGGGAATAACGTAAAGGTTGGCGATGTATTCGGGGAGTGGACTGTACTCAGAAATCTGCCAGACAACATATATGTATTATGTCGATGCAGCTGCGGGAAAGAACGTCCGGTAAGTAAATATACCCTGCTGACCGGGAAGAGCGTATCTTGCGGACACACAAGGGTGCTCAATAACTTAAAACGCAGGCGAGCAGAATATATCGGAAAGCAATTTAATGAATGGACGGTGATTGATGTTTTCCCCGGGAGGGAAGCACTTTGCCGGTGCAGCTGCGGCACTGTAAAAAAGATGTTCTTGTCTACTGTTATCTCCGGGCGCTCAAAGTCATGCGGATGTAAGCGGAACGCAGGACATGAGCAGGAGTCAGAACAAGCTATGGCTGCCGGGCGTGCTTATAAAGAAGCGTTTACCGCAGAGGGACTTACTGTGATGTATCTCGGGAAAAAAGTCAATAAAAACTCGTCTACAGGTATAACTGGCGTCGGGGTATATCGCAACAAGCGGACAGGCGAGGAAATGTATCGTGCGTATATTACTGTTAAGCGTAAGCAGATAGCGCTTGGACTATATTCCGATATAAATGATGCTATCGCCGCCAGAAAGGCAGCGGAAGAAAAATACTTTGAACCATTACAGGAGCGGGTAGACGCTATTAAGGATACGTTGAAAAATAATAGCGGAAAAAATTTTTAAAAATCGCTTGACTATTGGACACCAATAGTGTATACTAGAGTCAACAAAGAAAATTTGAACTTTAGGAGGAAAACACCATGAAAATCATCAACACTGCAAACGGAAAAATTTTGAGCGAGGTTATTACTAACCATCGCATGAGCATCGAAGAAGCGCTGGAAGCGGTAGGTATTGATTTGAGTACCTGCGACGACGAAGGTGCATATCGCGACAACGACGGCGAACTCTTCTGGCTTGAAGACTGCGAAGAGGCCGACGAAGATCAAGGGGGGAGAATATGAAATATTTCTATATTGAGCGAATCGCCCCGGACGGGCGCTTGAACGGCTTTTACATCCAGAAGGCCGAGAATCTGGGAAAGGTTCTTTACGCCTTTGACGAAACAGAGAGCGACGGGGGATTATACGCGCCGCGTATCGCTGAAATCACTGAAGCGGAATACGAAGATTTTCCGCACTTTTATCCAAAAAATTGGGTGTATGGAGCGGAATTCTAGAATTGACAGCAGTTTCCATACGTAGTATCATAGAAAATGACAAAGTATATAGAAGCGCTAATCGAAAGATTGGCGCTTTTCTTTTTGGAGCAGTGCCAGAGCGGCTGAATGGCAGCGTTTGCTAAACGACTGAGAGGCTAAAGAGTCTCACGTGGGTTCGAATCCTACCTGCTCCGCCATTTAAAACAATATTAGAGCGCATATCTATTGCAGGTATGCGCTTTTTTATTTGGTGGACGGAAGGGCAGCCGTCTTAATACTCCTGCCGACGCCAACCCTCCTACGTTGGCAGGACACCAACAGCAAAGGACGTGTCATTATGGGTAGATTTGGGCTTAAGATAAACAAATTGATGCAGGCTTTGGAAAGTCAAGGCGAAATTTATATGTTAGATCGTCGGCAGGTGTGGTCGGACAAATTGCATAAGAAAGTGCAGTCGCTGACGTTATCTAAGAGCGTGCCGACCGAAGAATATAACGCGAATAATCCTAAGCCGAAATCTACGCAGCATGAACGAGTTAAGGTGGTGGAGCTGATCACGTTTAGCGAGGTTGAGATAGTGTTAGCGCTGGCGGCTAAATGGAAGCAGGTGACTAGGAATGGCAGACGAGTCAAGAGCAACACCTGCTGAGTTAAACGAGCGACAGAAGAAATTCGCCGACTACGTCATTAAGCTGGGCAGGAGTAACGCCAAGGAAGCCGCGGAAATAGCAGGTTATAGCAAGAAGACAGCGGGAGTACAGGCGAATCAACTCTTAAAGAACCTTAAGATTAAGGCTTATATTGAAGAGCGGATTAAGACAGCCGCAGAGCCTAGAGAGAGAGCGGAAGCAGAACGAAAGCTTGTAGCAGACGGAGATGAGGTTCTACGCTTCCTCTCAGCGACAATGCGTGGAGAGGTTAAAGACCAATTTGGGCTTGACGCTCAGTTAAAGGACAGGTTGGCGGCGGCGAAGGAGCTGCAGCGTATTCTTGATGTTGCTAAGCCTGCGGAGCAGAACAACGGCGGCAGCCAAACGCTTGTTATAGAGCCGATATACGGAGCACCGGAGGCGGACGATGGAGAATAGACGGAAGATATATTTCAATCCTATATTCCGACGCGTCAATGAGAGCCGCCAACGCTACGTTGTTTTAAAAGGCTCAGCTGGTAGCGGAAAGAGCGTCAACATAGCTCAACAGCTCATTTTAAAGCTAAGCAGCCAGGAATTTAAGGGAGCTAACCTGCTATGTGTTCGCAAGATAGACGAGAGCAACAGGGACAGCACGTTCGCAGAGCTTAAGACGGCTATATTCCGTATCTTCGGGGATGCATGGGAACGTCATTGGAGCGTGAGAGAATCTCCGCTAAGGCTGACGTGCCTTGACACAGGCAACAGCGTTATCTTTAGAGGGATGAAGGACGATAGACAACGTGAGAAGGTTAAGTCAATTACTAGCGATAAAGGTAAGCTGACGTGGATATGGGCTGAGGAAGCAACGGAGCTGACGGAAGAAGATTTTGATATTCTTGATGACCGACTTCGTGGCAAGCTGGATAACCCCAACCTCTACTATCAGATGATTGCCACGTTTAACCCGGTATCATCCACCCATTGGCTCAAAGGTAAGTTTTTCGACACGCCAGACGTTAATGTTCTGGCGCATACATCGACGTTCAAGGATAACTTATTTGTAGACGCTCAATATAAAATGCGCATGGAGCGCCGCAGAGAAAGAGATCCAGAAGGCTATAGAGTGTACGCTTTGGGCGAATGGGGCCTGCTTGGCGGCCAATATTTTAACAATTGGAGCGAAAGCCTGCACGTTATCAAGCCTTTTAAGATTCCAGACGGCTGGATGAGGTTTAGGTGTATGGACTGGGGCAGCTATCATCCGTATGCGTGTTATTGGATAGCAGTCGACTATGACGGCGTTATGTACGTTTATAGGGAGCTTTACGGCTATGGCGGCAAGGCTAACGTGGGTACTAAAGAGCCTAGCACGCTTGTTGCTCAACGCATAGCCGATTCTGAGAGCGCCGATAAGCGTTTGATTAGGTATGCCGTGTTAGATAATGCCTGCTGGGGAAAGCAGGACACAGGAGCGCCGAGTATAGCCGAGGAGATAAACAGAGTGCTAATGGATAACGGATGCATGATGTTCAACCCGTCTGTTAAAGGCAGAGAGCAGGTGGGCGAGGAAATTCGCTTGCGTCTGCAAGGCTGGGAAGATAAAGAAGGGAAGCGTCACCCAGGTATAAAGATATTTAACACGTGCTTTCATCTCATCCGCACGCTGCCGGAGATAACTCACGACAAGAATCAGCCGGAGAAATATGATACGAACGGCGAAGACCATGCTATTGACGCTATAGGCTATGGCTGTATGAGTAGACCGTGGAAGCCTACCGCACCGAAGAAGCAGGGTAAGCGTGACGGCTGGAAGTTTGATTATAACAACGAGAGCAACAGCAGAAGAAGCTTTATGGGAGTATAGAATGATTCGATTTGAGCTTAACATGACTCCAAACGATATAGAGTTAAAGGTAACAGGGCATGATGAAGAGCACAGCACGGAGTTCCACGCGGTATGCGGCATGGTGAGCGCTGTGTCGCAGTCATGCGTGTACGGCATTGTACACTTCTGCGATGATTACGAGCTGACAGAGTATGAGCCTGGACGAATTAAGGTCAAGGTCAAGAACCTGCCGACGGCGAGAGCGCTATGCTTATCATGTTTGGCAGGCCTTAACGCCATTAAGCAGCAGTTCCCACGCGATTTTGAGGAGTGAGAGATATGTTAGATGATTTCCAATACGCGCAGTCAGAGGATAACTCAACAACCTTTGTCGCTGAGAACAGCAAGTTACTGAGGTATAAGCGGTGGTTCAAAGAAGCCGTGGAGGCGCAACAGAAGTGGCGCAACGTGGCGAGAGAGGATAGAGAGTTCTACTCCGGCAAACAATGGGCGGATGGCGATAAGAAAACGCTTGAAGATGCTAAGCGCCCTGCGATTACCATTAACCGCATCAAGCCGCTAATCAATGTGTTAAGCGGCTATCAACGTCTTAACCGCTATGATATCGACTTCCTGCCCCGTACAAATGATGATGATGAGCAGGCGCAGCTTAGAAAAGGCGTTACGAAGTACATCATGGACCGCAGCCATTATAACTACGAAGAGAGCGACGTCTTTAATGACGGCGTTGTTACCGGTATCGGGTGGTTTGAAGTAGGCTATAAATTCGACTGGCTGGCGCAGGACGGCGACGCGTTTATCAGACGTGTATCGCCTTTTGACATCTACGCTGACCCGGAGAGCCGGGACAAGCATATGCGCGATATGAAATATGTTATCCGTGCCCGGTGGGTAGATAAGGACGAGCTAGCCGCCAAATATCCGCAGCAGGCGGATGAAATCAACGCTCAGACCGCTGCATATATGACGGAAGAAACCGAGAATGATAAGAAATACAATGAATTATGGTATTCGCACGAAACGAAGAAGATTCGCTTTGCCGAGTGCTGGTATAAGAAAGCCGTGCAGAAGCAGCTATTTATCCTAAAGAACGGCGAATTGGTGGAGCAGGTTACTGAAGATATGATAGCTTTAGGCATGATTCTGCGTCAGCAGACTGTGACTACTACCGAGATTCGTATGTTAGCCTTCTTTGACAATGTTGTCTTAGAGGATATTCAATCGCCTTATAAGCATGGATTTATCCCATTCGTTCCATTCATCTGTTACTATCAGGGCGAGGATGATATTCCTTCCGGTGTTGTACGTGACCTTAAAGACCCGCAACGTGAGATAAACAAGCGCCGCAGTCAAGAGCTGCATATCCTTAACACGCAGTCTAACGGAGGTTGGATTTCGGAGGAAGGCGCAATGTCGCCGCAACAGGAAGCATCCTTTAAGCGCAATGCTTCTACACCGGGCGCATTACTTAAAGTCAATCCCGGCGCGTTATCCATGCAGAAGCTGCAAAGGCTTGAACCGCAAGCACCGCCGTCTAACATCATTAATGCGTCGCAGGAAGCAATGAACGAAATGCCTAGCATCAGTGGTATCAACGAAGCTTTAATGGGTACAGACATCAGCAATTCGCAGTCTGGCCGTGCTATTGAGCTTAAGCAGAAGCAGGCTATTACTCATATAGCAGGCTTGTTTGATAACCTGCGTATGGCTAAAGAGCTGATTGTAGATATGTTATGGGGCAAACGTGGCGCACCTGGTATCATTCCGCAGTTTTACACAGAGCAAAAGACGTTTAGAATTGTAGGCGAGAACGGCGAACCGCAGATTGTTACTGTTAATCAACAGGTTCAACAACAGCAGGTTAACCCACAAACAGGCATGATTCAGACGATTACCAAGACGCTCAATGACTTATCCGTGGGCGAATTTGATATTGTCATTGCTGATACACCGGCTACATCGACACAGCGCACAGCTCAATTCTGGAGCTTAGTCGATGCTTGCGGCAAGTTGGGTATTCAAGGCAACATGATCATGGATATTCTGATTGATTTATCGGATATTCCGCAGAAAGCAGAAATCAAACGCCGACTGAAAAGTCAGCAGGAAGAACAGGCGCAGGCACAGCAACAGCAGATGCAGGCTCAAATGGAGCTGGAGAAGCAGAAGCGACTATCTCGCAGCATTGCCTACAAAGACCTGCAATTACCTTTGCAGCTGCAACTTGCGGCGCAGGCAGGTATTTTGCCGCAGCAGTACGCCGACGCGTTCCTGCAATGGAGTATCCAGCAAATGGCGCAGAGCATGGGTATGAGCGGTATGCCTAACATGGGACAGCAAGGCGTTATGCCACAACAATTCCCGCAGATGCAGCCAATAGCGCAACAGCCTACACAACAGGCGGCGCAGTCACCATTGACGCAGGCCGCTGTTAATGGTTTGGTTGAAGCGAATAAGCCGGTATTATAGGAGGTATAAACAATGGTAGCAGTAAGAAAGAAAAATGAAGAACAGCAGGAGCTTTTGGATGCATTGAATGAAGGTGCCGATATGCCTGCATCCCCTTATGAACGTCATGCATCTATGATGTTGGAGCGGTCCCAAGCCGCAGACAAGGCTATGAAGAAACTCGACCAGGCTATGATTAATAAAGCATTAACCTTGCTTGAAGCTGGCCGCGACGGCGCAGGAGATTTAAGTATTAAACAGATTGAAACAGCGATTGAGATTTACAAGGCATTACAAGCTTTGTAGTCACAATCGCTTTTCTTATATCGTGCCGCCGACGATAAGGGCGCATTTAGCCGACGGGCGTAAAACGTAAAGGAGTAATCACATATGTTTAACTTTAACTTCCAGATGTTTAATGACGATATTCCCGGTATTGATGCTGATGTTTTGGAGCAATTCAAAGACGAGCTGCCGCAGGAAGAGCCTGCGGAGCAAGAAGAACAGCAAGAGGAAGCTCACGCTGACCATCACAGCGACAACAAAGATGTAGAGCCGACCGAACAACAGACTGAGGAAGAAGAGGAAGTTCCCGAGGGGCCCAATGTTCCGTATAACCGATTCAAAGGCGTAAATGAGCGCATGAAGGCCGCAGAAGCGCGTCAACGTGAGTTAGAAGCTGAATTAGCTAAGTATAAAAATCAGCCACAGCAGCAAGAGCAGCAGGCATCCCCTGCACCTGCCGTTCCACAGAATGTTGGCGATTTTACCGCTGAGCAGATTAAACTTATGACAAACGAAGCACGCCGCCGCGCCGCAAAGCAGCTCAATTTGACCGAAGAAGATGTTGAGAATATTGAATACAGCGACGACCCAGACGTAAAGGCCTCTTATGACGCGCTCACTGTACAACACATGAACGACGTTAGAAAAGAGGTCGTTGCCTACCAGCAAAAGCAGCAGGCTTATATCGACGATATTCAAACGACCAGCGCGGACTACACAAGCGAGGTTAAGAGATTCAATTCCGACCCGGAGTATGCAGCGAAATGGGAGAAAGTCTGCAAAGCCGCACAGCAGCGCGGCAACCGCTTTATGGCAGCAGCACAGGGAGCTATCGACCGTCTTAATTCTGGTAAAGGTACGTCAGGCGATTACTTCTTTGTCAAAGACTTTATGGACAGCGTACTCGGTAACTGGTCTGCAACAACGGCCAAACCGAGCAAAACAAACAAAAAAATTCAAGAAGCGGCAAAACTTCCTACTGCTCCCGAAGTGGGTGGCAGCACTAAAGGCGATATTGTATGGGATACACCAACCATTACCGACTACATCAATAGCGGCAGAATGGACGAAATCCCACCAAATGTGTTAAAGCGCATTATGGGACAGCAAATCGCTCCCGGTGACTATGAGGAATAAAGTCCGCGGAAAGGACTAATAAATGAAATTCGAGTTTTATTTGCAGATGTTTGCCGACACTAAAGTTCCGGCAAACCTTGTAAAGAAAGTATGGGCAGCGCAACTTTGGAAAGAAGCACAGCGCGACAACTTCTTTGCTAAATTCACCGGTACTTCTACCGATTCTATCATTCAAAAGGTTACTCAACTGCAAAAAGAGAAGGGCGACCAAATCACTATTCCGTTGATGATGCGTCTTACCGGCGACCCGATTATGGGCGACGCAATGTTGGAAGGTAACGAAGAAGCACTGCAATTCTACGATTACAGTGTAACCATTAACCAATTCCGTCACGCTGTACGTTTAGAGGGCGCTATGGAAGAGCAGAAAACTATTCTTGACCTGCGCACCGCAGCAAAGGACGGCTTGAAGACCTGGCTGACTGAGTACATCGAGAACCAAATCGTGAAAGCACTGACTGCTTCTCCGACTACTAGCCATGCTATGTATGCAGGTTCTAACACTGCGGAGGGCACTATCACTGCAACCGACCTGCTGACCACCGACCTTATCTCTGCGGCAGCACGTAAAGCTAAAACTATGTCGCCTAAGATTCGCCGTCCGAAGGTTAACGGCAAGGAATATTACATTCTGCTGGTTGACCCGTATCAAGCACGCGACTTGAAAAAGGATACCAAATGGCTGCAAGCTCAGTATAACTGCGCTGAGCGTGGCATTGAAAATCCTTTGTTCAGCGGTATGCTGGGCGTATGGGACGGCGTTGTACTGCATGAGTACGAGAATTTGCAGCGTACTCAGACCGGCGCTTCTAAAGCTATGGTTGGCCATGCTTTGCTGTTAGGCTGTCAAGCTGGTGTGCAGGCTATCGGTAAAGAGCCGTTCTGGAAAGAGAAATCCTTCGACTATGAAAACAAGGTTGGCTTTGCTGTTGGCGGTATTATGGGCTTTGGCAAGTCTAAATTCAACGAAAAAGACTTTGGCGTTGTACAAATTATCACTTCTTCTGCAAACGACTAATCGCATAAGGGCGGGGATACATTCCCTGCCCTTTTTTGTTCTTTATGGAGTTTTATTATGATTGAGATTAAATCATTAATCGCAAGACTGCGGCGAACAATGAAGGATGAGGACGAGAACAGCTTTACTGATGAGGAGTTATTGGACTACATCAGCGACGGCGTAGCGTTTATCAGACGTATCATTCTGCCGGTCAATCCCGAATTTATCGCTACTACTTTAGCTAGTGGCACGTTAAACAAGGGACAGAATGAAGTTAAACTGTCTGGCAGCATCCAACAGCTAGTCGACGTGCGTGTCAATGGGAAAAAGGTGCGCATGACAAACATTAACGCTATTGACGATTCAACCAACATCGGGTGCATAGACTGCTACTGTCTGTTAAACAGAAGCAAGATACTGTTCTTTCCTTTGCCGGAAGAACCTTGCACATATGAGATTATAGGCATCAAACAACAGCCGGAGCTGACGTTGGCAGACTCTACGCCATACAATAATGATTTTGACACAGCTATCTTTGAATATGCTGCAGTCCGCGCAGGCATGGGCGATATGTTCCAAATGTCGCAGGAGATGCAGATAATGACAAACGTAGCAGAGCAGGTGGAGAACCTTATCAGATGTACGAATAACAGTGAGGACAACTTTGTAAGAGGGTATTACTGATGGACGTTGATAAGCTCATACAACATATACCAAACAACGTCAGCGGTGACGGCAAGCCGTTTGTTGCCGCACTCAAAAAGGCGTTAATAAAGTACAAAGAAGATCTAAACAAAAAGATTGATGACAACACATCAAGCGCAGGCGAAAAGCCGGGCCACGTCAGCAGCGTACAGTTATTAGAGCTACATTCGATAACTGACGGCGTTCGCATCAACTCTATACAGGTGTCATGGGTAAAGACTACTGTAACCAACTATGCTAAAGCTGAGGTATGGTTTCGCACGGCTACGGACAAGGCGTGGGAGAAGGCAGGAGAGAGTAGCGGCACACAGTTTGTTTACAGTGGTGCTACAACAGGCTTGACGTACTATATCAAGGTAGTAGCGGTAAACACCAAGGGTAACGCTGCCGACTTTGACACGGCTCCGCAAGCTAGTATCAAAATCCAAGGCAGTCAGTATATACCTAACCCGCCGACACAATTCGTGCTGACATGGGACGAGAAAGGCCCGCTGTGGAAGTGGCTGTTTGAGCCAAACGAATATATAGACTTCTTTGAATTGCGTTTAGACCAGAACCCCGGCGTCTGGAATGACAAGAGATTAGACAGCACGCGAGAAACGTGGAGCAGAGCCAATCCCGGTGTCAGAAGCGGCACGGCATATTTGTATATCCGTAATATCTTCGGTGAGTATAGCGAACCTGCCGTGCATGAGTTTAATAAGGCGTTGCCGCAGAAGCCGACTGCGCCGCAGTTAACAAGTACGATTGACGGCGTGCGCATCAAAATGCAAGGCTTACCGCTGGGCGCAACAGGCTACAAGATTCATATTAAGACTAAGGATAGCAAAGAAACCGTTGAGGATGATTTCTATACCGTCAACAGCGAGTATATCTACTTCTTCTTCATCGGGCATATCACAGTCAAATATTGCTTTGTCGACCCATTGGGTGACGGCGAATGGAGCGATACGAGCGAAGCGGACTGCAAGGCTGGCATTGATATAGGGCAAGTGCCGACTATTGACTATACCAAGTTTGATAAATTTACGCAGGATGCTATCGACAAGGCTAACAATCAGCCTAGCATCAACGATGCACTCAAAAAGCTGATTACTGATAACACCACGGCTATCAATGAGGCTAACAAGCTGATTGACGCTAATGCCAACGGCATACACCAAAACGCTAACAGCATTTCAAGCGTTATGACCAAAGTAAATGGCTTGAATGAGAAAGTAGAGGGCATAGAGGGTACAGTAACCACACAGGGTACTGCTATTGTGCAGACTGCTGCTGATATTACGGCACTAGCCAAAAGAGTAACAGTCAACGAGGGCACAATCAGTACCAACACTTCTTCTATTCAGCAGAACGCCGACTCTATCACAAGCGTAGTTAAGCGTGTAGACGATGCAGAGGGTACTTTAAAAACCCACGGCACAGCTATTCAACAGAACGCTAACAGCATATCTACAATCGCTATGGATGTTAAGGGCAACGCTTCTGCCATCGAGCAGAACGCCAAGAGCATTACCGCTATTGTAGAGGACGTGAAAGGCAACAAGGCATCTATCCAAGCCAACGCTGACAACATTACCAGCATCGTCACAAAGGTTGATAAGCAAGGCTCTCAGATTAATAGCCAAGGCTCAGCAATCGTACAAAACGCTAACAGTATTACAAGCGTGGTTACAGAGCTGAACAAAAAACCTGCCGACTGCAATTACTCATCTATCAACCAACTGCAAGACGATATACTGCTTTGCGTAAAAAAAGACGGCGTTATCAATGCTATTAACGTATCTACCGAAGGCATTGTAATCGACGGCAAAAAGGTGCATATCACAGGCGATACAGTGTTTGACAATAATGTTATCGTAGGCGGCATGATAGCCGCTGACAGTATCGCACTGGAGCATTTAAAGGCTAACTCCGTATCGTCTGCAAAGATACAGGCTAATGCTATCACGTCGACTAAAATTGCCGCAGGAGCGGTGACTGCTGACAAAATCGAAGCAGGAGCTATTACCGCAGAGAAGCTTGCCGCTGACAGCGTAACTTCTGGCGCTATACAGGCAGGAAGTGTTATCGGTGATAAGATAGCGGCGAACACGATAACAGGCAAACACTTTGCAGCAGCCAACATCGACTTGACAGGAGCTTTGACGATTACAGGCGGTAACGTCAAACTGAGCCAAGAGGGATTGAGATTAAGCAGTAACGACGGCTCGTTTACCTTGTTTAACCAAGAGGGCATTAACTATATTGATGCTCACGGCATTACATATGCACAGGTTAAAAAGATGATTATCGGCAAGGCATATGATGGGCAGTACATTAGATTCGCTGCTCCGTGGCCTACACCTCCGAGCGTTTTAATGTCACCAATGACAATTAAAATCAACGATGAGAGTTATCCTGCCGCTACATTTTACCTTGTATGTGAAGCAACAGATATTACTGAAAACGGCTTTAAAGTCAACAACTACTTGCGATTAGACGAAGGCTCATATGGTGTAAATAACGATGAACGTACAGATAATACTAGCATTTACAATGTGCTGAAAATGGAACAGTATTGGTATGGACACTATAGTTACTCTTATGATTTTAAAGTATCGAGCGACGTAATGGACGTAACATTCCCGGAAACTGCTAATTATATTGAGCTAAGTTTAGTTTTAGATATAAAAAATCCGTTAGCGCATTATGAGCACGGAAATGAAGATAACGGAAGTTCCGGCGGATATGTAAATGGCAGTGTTAATATTGATTATCCGAATGCAAATCGTGGGCACACAAGCTATGACAACTCAAAAAGAACGATTACGGCACAACTTTATATCGGAGAAACCAAACTATCAGAAGCAACATTTACTGTCACGAGTTCCTTGCCAAGCGAAAAAAAGAATTTTGTGTTGTCTGGTAGATTTGAAACTGGACAGACGAGAGCTTTTATAAGAATTATATGGAATATGAAACTGAACACTGGCGAACATGGCTCGTGGGAAACTTTATATAACGGCAGAAATGATATAGCTAGAGCTTGCTGCGCTGCAAGCGTCACAAAAGCTTACCACAAGTATTCTGCTGCTACATCAAAAATAGCTAGAGGATATGCAATGTTCCTTGTAACCGACGGCAGTACCAACACCTACACGGCGGAAGTAACTGTACAAGTCCTGATTAACTATGACGGCAAGCCGTTGACAGCAACGACAATAACAGTTGACGGCGTTGAGCACACTACCAACTTAAACGGAATAATCGAAATGAGTGGCAACGGCTCAAAAGAGCACATATTCGCTTATGGCACTGCTCCGACTACCAAAGCAGTAGTCAACTATACTGACGGTGTCGTAACTACGATTGAGATTCAACCCGCCAGCATTACTTGCTATCTGCGCATATTGTATGACGGTAAATCGGTGGCAAACGATACAGTTACAGTCAACGGCGAAGCAAAGACAACTGATGCTGATGGCAAAATTACAATCGGCGGCACTGATAAACATACAGGCGATTACGTTGTAGCTTATGGCAATGATAGCACTAAAGTAACTGTAACCTATGTTGCTAACGGCGTAACCAATGTAGCATTGTATAGCATCGTCGAGGGCAGCAAGGTGTTTACCACTGAAGACAACGGCACGGAAACATTTGCTGTTCCTGCTGGCATCACTAAATTACTGCTCACAGCAACAGTGAATAATGCTGACGTTCCCCCGGGAGAAGAAGTACAGTACAGTTGCAGTGTAACCAATACTGCTAACAATACAGTATGGGGATATGGCGAGGCGTACAGTTTCATAGAAGATGACGGCGAAACCGAACACACCGATATGCGTAGCGTTGTAGAAGTAACTCCGCGCAAAGAGTACACGCTGAAATTCGTAGGTGCTACAATCAACGATACTGTTGACGGCATCAAATTTGAGTGGAGCAAAACAATAAACGCTATGACTGCAAACATTGTCGATAAATAAGCGAGGTGAAACAATGCAGATAGAATTTGAAATTGACGGTATGCGGCTGACAAGAACGTCAGACGCTTATGTGACAGAGGGTAGCAAGAACTTCGTGCAGTTGCTGTTCACGTTCTCCGATGATTGGGACGGCATCGACAAATATGCACTGTTTGCAAGGGACAACAAAACCTATGAGGTTGCTATCGTAGACGGCAAATGTATCGTTCCCTACGAATGTGCGAGAACATCGGGACAGTTTCAGCTTACAGTAGTAGGCAAGGAAACGGCAGGAGATGTTATTGCAACCACGAGTGACAAGGCGGTGCGGGTCAGTAGCAACGAGTTTGAAGAAAACCCAACAGGCTCAGAAACAAGACTGACTAACACATTTCTTGTCGATACGTTGGCAAGCGCAAAGGATTACGCCGACAAAGCGAAAGAGTACGCAGACAAGGCGGCAAGCGTAGGCATTGAGATTGACAAGGCTGTTGAGAGCGCACAGAACGCCGCTACAAGCGAGAAAGCCGCCAAAGGGTACGCTGATAAGGCTAAAGAATATAGCGAGAACGTCAACGTCTTTATTCCGTCCGTAGATGCTGACGGCGTAATGACATGGACGAATAAAGCTGGGCTGGATAATCCTGCTCCGGTAAGCGTAAAAGGCGAGCGTGGCGAAAAGGGCGAGCGTGGCGAGCAAGGCTTACAGGGCGCAACAGGTGCTAAGGGTGAGCGTGGCGAGCAAGGGCCGCAAGGTCTGCAAGGCCCGCGAGGTGAGCAAGGCCCTAAAGGTGACACAGGTTTACAAGGCCCACAAGGCGAACGCGGTCTGCGTGGCTTGCAAGGCGCAACAGGTGAGAGAGGCCCGCAAGGCGAGAGAGGCCCACAGGGAGCAACAGGCCCGCAAGGCCCGAAGGGTGACAAAGGCGAACAAGGCACAGGCGTTACCATTAAGGGCAGATATGATTCGTTGTCCGCTTTAATTGCTGCGCATCCTAAGGGAAACGAGGGTGACGCTTATATGGTAGGCGTTAACCTCTATGCGTGGTCTGGCACAGAATGGATTGACTGCGGCAACATCCAAGGCCCTAAAGGTGACAAGGGTGACACAGGCCCGCAAGGCTTACGTGGCATCCAAGGTGAGAAGGGTGCGACAGGCGAAAGAGGTGCAACAGGCCCACAGGGAGCTAAGGGCGATAAGGGCGATGCTTTCACTTATGCCGATTTCACGCAGGGGCAGTTAGCCGCACTGAAAGGCCCAAAGGGCGATACTGGCCCTAAAGGCGATACAGGCGAGAGAGGGCCGCAAGGTTTACAAGGCCCTAAAGGTAATGACGGCGCAGTAGGCACAGCCGCCACAATCAAGGTGGGCACTGTCAGCACAGGCAATGCAGGTTCGGCAGTATCTGTTACCAATAGCGGCACAGCATCAGAGGTTATTTTGAATTTCGTAATTCCTAAAGGCGATAAAGGCGACCAAGGCCAACAGGGTGAACAAGGTCTGCAAGGCATCCAAGGCCCACAGGGTATCCAAGGTGCAACAGGTGCAGCGGGTACGGCAGCTACAATCAAAGTCGGCACTGTTACCACGGGTGCGGCAGGAACAGCGGCAAAGGTAGTTAATAGTGGTACTGCATCGGCGGCGGTGCTTGACTTCACCATTCCGCAAGGTGCGAAAGGTGACAAAGGCGAACAGGGAGCAGGAAGCACTGCTGATGTAGAAGTAGCGACAAACAGCGAGATTGACAATGCGCTTGCGTTAGCAGGTACAGGCACAATCCCCAGCGGCGATAGCGTTACAGTAAAAACGCTTACTGTAACCGACACATTGAACATTCCCGGTGGCACAATTTGGGTGGCTTAAATGAGTATTTTATCTCAGAAATTATACATAAAAAAAGGCAGCTCAACGGCTGCCTGCAATATTTACTCTACGGCTGCGGAAGCAGGTGACAAAGCGTTAAGAGTCGGTAACGGCTATGTTGCTTTAAAAGACGTTACTGATGCAAACGCTACAGCAGGACGTGTCAGCATAAACGGCGTGACGTATGCAATCGCTACACAGCACACAGCGGCTGTCAGCGTGCCGTACACCGAAAAATATTGGACTGATGCTGGCGATTATACGTTTACTGTCCCTAGCGGCGTATCTCGTATGCGTGTCGCTTTATGCGGTGGTGGTGCTGGTGCTGGTGCTTTTGCCGCAGGTAACACAGGCGGCGATACACGAGCGTTTGATTTGTTCGCGACAGGCGGCGAGGGCGGCTCGGCGTGGACGTATGGTAACGGTGGCACTCCTAACGGCTATGCGTCAAGCGGCAACAGAATAACAGACGGCTTTGCGTTATCGTTTGATAAGGCGAGCGGTGATTACGGCAAGGGTGGCAACTACGGCGGCTCGGGCGGTTACGATAGCCAATATGTTGCCGTTACCGCAGGACAAAGCTATACGATTACTGTCGGCGGTGCAGGCGGCAACGGTGGCACAGCCGGTTTTGCTTTGATTGCCTACGGAGGTGATATTTAGTGGCTAAACTAATAGACTTAGACGGCTTGGCGTATTTTTACGGCAAAATCAAGGCGATGTTAGCCGAAAAACTGGGCAAAAATGACACGGCAGCAAATGCTGTTAAGGTAAACGGATTGACCGTGGAAACGGCCGTGCCTAAAAACGCTAAATTTACGGATACAGTCTACACGCATCCTGCAACGCATCCGGCAAGCATGATTACAGGATTATCGGCGGTAGCAACAAGCAGTAGCTATAATGATTTGAGTAATAGGCCAGCCATACCCACCAAGGTGTCAGACCTGCAAAACGATGCAGGTTATCTTACGCAACACCAATCGCTTGATGGTTATGCCAAAACATCCGACGCTAACACGTGGACAGCGGAGCAGAGCTTAAACAACGTCAACATCACATATGAGCGTTATGCGGCATCGTCCGTCAGCGGTACATCGGCTACACCGACAGCATCAACAGCCGTTTATACCGCAACAGGTAATTTTACCATTGACCTCAACAGCATTGCTGGCAACCTTGCCAACGGTCAAACAACTGTGTTTACGGCACGTATTAACGCTACTGCTGATTATACGCTGAGCATCAATATCGACGGCGTTATCAGCTATATCGGTAAGGCATCAGATGTAGCTATCACGAGCGCAGGACTGTTGCTTAACGTTTTTATAAGCCGTTTGGACAACTCCACAACCTGCATCGTGCAAGCATCCAAATTATCTTAGAGGTGGCAGCATGGGCTTAAGCAGATTATTTATGAGAGCTGATAGTAAACAAAATACAGTAACAATGACAATGGGTAGTAGCGGTTATCAATATGGCTACAGCAGATACTATGCTAACTATGGCGAGATTGAGGGCGAAGTTATGCACGACGGCAAGGCTGTGACATTGAAAATGCTATGCTATTATAGCGGCTATCTTGACTTTGCATTTGATATTGACGGCGTGACAAGCGGCTCATATAACATTACCGTCAACGTGACCGAGGTTGATACAGGCAGGACGGGTACAATCACTCTTGATGTGCCATATGCAAGCCATATCCCCGGATTTTACGTTAGCCCCGATAAAGTGCCAGCTGATTTATCAAGATTTTTTGTCGCTGCTAACGTCGGCAAAAAATACACTGTTGAGCTGATTTTTAATTAGAGGTGATAAGATGACTACCTATACATATAAAGAGCAGACCTACTCTAGCTTATACGAGCTTTCCGAGGTATTGGGCAAAGACGGTGTATTTATCCCATTGTCAATCGGTGACGAGGCTTTAACAGAATTAGGTGTAACTGTTACGCACGAGGAAGAGCCGCTGGAAAATATAAAGCAGCGTAAAATCTTGATGTTAAAGCGTCAACGCGACACAGCCGAGGTTGAACCGATTGAATATGGCGGTCATAGCTTCGACTATGACGACAAAGCGAGAGACCGCATCAATGCAGCTATCATTGCCTTATCGTTACAAGGCGAGGATGCGTCCATTGACTGGACTACGGCGGATAATCAAGATGTTAAAGTGACAGCCAATGACTTGCGCATGGTTATCGCCGCTGTTGCGGTGCGTAGTAATGCTTTGCATACTGCCTACCGTGCGGCAAAAGAAAAAGTAGAAGCGGCACAGAACAAGGCTGATATTGAGAAGATTACAATGTAGGTGAGATTATGCCGATAGAAAGACAGGAACAGCTGACTGCTTTCAGTTTCAGCGACTACTCAGGCGGTGTTAATGTAGCACAGCCGCCGGAACAAATCGCAGAGAATGAAGCAGAGCTGATACTTAACTATGAGTACGATTACAACAGGCTGAGGACGAGGGGCGGAACGTCTGCTCCGCTAGTCACGTTGGAAGGCGAAGACGTTATCGAAAGTTTCTTCTATGACGCGGCAACAGAAGCGTATATCCTTTTCTGTGAGGGAACAGAGAAGAAGAAAGGCAACGTCTACATAACATACTTGAATGACACACCAAAACTCTTAGGAGTGCTGACAGGTGCAGACAGACCAATATGTTGCAAGTACGATAACTGCGTATATATCGCAAGCGGCGATAAGCTCCAATATTACGATTATGAGGGGCTTAAAACAATCGAGAGTAGTAAACTATGCGACAACGTATTTGAACGCTTTGGCAGGCTTGTAGTGACGCACAGGGGCGATGATAATTTATACTACTCTGCGACAGGTGACGCAAAAAGCGAGAACGCATGGAAAGAGGACAGCAACGTAGACTCATCGAGTAAATGGCTAGAGGTTGGCTACAAGGACGATGGGGACATTATCACTTGTAAGCCAATGGCTAATGACTTGTTAGTATTCAAGACCAACGGCAGAATTTACAGTGTATCGAATGAATATCCTAGCTGGACAGTATCGCAAGTAGGCGAAAAGAGCCATGCGCAGGATATGCAGCGTTCTATTGAGATTGTCGGCAACAGTGTAGCGTTTATCACAGCCAACGGCATACGAAGCGTTGACACAGTGCAGACCTACGGCAACTTCACGATGAACGAAATAGGCTATAAGTTTAACAAACGGCTGACAGAAGTAGTATACAAGCCTATGTGTTGGAACATCGTAAGCAAAAGACAGCTGGTGATTATTCCAGACGCAAGGAACAGGCAGAAGGTGTTTATCTATCAATACAACATGGATGCAGGCTTTGAGCTTGAATTTCCGTTTGCTGTTGATGATGTTGCGGAAACTGCTAATGGCGTTATCCTGCTGAGTGGCAACTCCTTGTATCGTTGGAGCTTTGACTTGACAACAGACAACGGAAAACCGATTGAAACAAAACTGATCACGCGCAAAGTCACAACGGAAGTTGCATTTTACACACGAAAATACAACATTACCATTGAGGGCGATGCAGGCGGAGTAGTCAATCTGACGGCAGGGAAACAAAGTTGGAAGCATCCGCTGAAGAAGTCGCACAGAATAAAATATTTGTATGACACTCTTAGTGAATTGCAGCTTACACTGACTTCTAACAGTCAGCACACTATTACTACAATCATCTTGTATAGCGTGGTGAAGTGATATGACGTTTGAAGAATGGGTAAAACTATACGAAGAAAAGACAGGGGACGAACATTACTGCCCTCCGTTCTACACTACACTGTTCGATGAAGAAAAAGGATTCGCACAGTATTGGGTAGCGGCGGACCATTCAGTGATGTACGTATATGAATGTTGCGGGGACGGCAAGTATTGGTACGATATGGGAGTGCGCGTTTGCAGGGAATATAATATACCGCGCATGGTTACTGTTTGTACAAGACACATCTTGCCTTATTTACGATTACTGAAGTTTAAAATACAATCAAAAATTGTCCAACCGGAACGGCACAACGGTTACAAGATTGAGGGGCTTAACCATTTAGGGAAGCCCTTTTATTGTTGGCCTGCATGGTGGGACGAGGATAAACAATGTAATGCTTATTACGTTGTTAGCGAGGTTAACAAATGAAAAAGTTTTATTTCGACCTGCAAATGTTCAAAGGTAAGGGTGGCAGCACAACTACTTATACAATGTCCCCGGAAGAACGCCAGCTTTTAGTTAAGCAAATGGGGTATCTTGACGAGATTTACCCTAACATGATTCAGCTTAACAAGCGCGCCGGTGACATTTTGTGGAACAGTTTTGCTGATACACAATATGATTTCAACACTGCTAACAAGAACGCGCAGCAGCAAATCAGCAATGCACAGCAAGGACTTGGCAACCTTACTCAAGGACAGTTACCGCAGGCATACACAGACAATATGACACAGGCTATTCAGAGCGGCGTTCAGAACAGTGTAGGCAACTTGCTTAACACTATGGGCAACAACGGCGTTATCAACAGCAGTGTAACCAATCAAGGCATGAACGATATTAGTAAGAATGTAGCCAACACTATGGCTAATCAGTTTACCAACAATGTTCAGACCTTAGGCGGCTTGTACAATGACCAGATTTCTAATGCCGGACAGGGAATTACTACTGCGGCAGGCGCACAGGATGCAGCTATCAACATTCCTAAACAGATGTGGCAGTTGTCCTTGGGATTGGACAGCGCAAACTCCGGTACTCTTGGTAGTATCGCAGGCAAGTATGGCACAACTACGGTTAAAAACAATAGTGGCGGCTTAGGTTCGTTCCTTGGCGGCGCTGCTACTGGCTTAGCTGGCAATTCCGGCTTCTGGAATTATCTTGGTGGCGGTAAAAAATAAGGCGGTGAATATATATGGCAAGTAATTATATAGACCCCGCTTTTCAAATTGGCATGATGCTAGGCGACGCATACGGCAATATGTGGGCGGCAAATGCCAAAAAGCGGCAAGGCGCAAAAGCTGATGATATTATTGAGCAGATGCAGAACCAACGTTCAATTCAGCGTATCGCAGACGCTCGTAGAGCAGGCATAAGCGATGAGGATGCAGTGCAGGTTATAACCAACAAAATAGCACAGCAGGCAGGCGCACAGGGCGCAACACAGGCGACAGGGATGGGACAACTTAACCAGCCCGGCATTGATTTTATGGGAATGGGCGCACAAATGGCAGAGCCGCAAGACCCGTATAAGCTTAGCGTTCCCTCCCCGCTTGACCAATTAAAGGGCGCAGGCGGCAAGGAATATTCAATTAACAAGGCTTTACAGGCAAATCAGAACGCATTAAATAAAGAAAAAGAAGCTCAAGCTTTACTTGCTAGCAACCCAACGGCACAGGCGGCGTATAATTGGAATCCAGATTATACCGAAGATAATGTGCGTAAGGCGTTGAGAAAAGCAGGACTTGCTAAAGATGTTATCGACGAGAAAGTCGGAGAAGTCAAAAGCGACATTGCAAAGAGAGCAGAAGAGGTTCTTCTCCCGTCTATCCAAAAGAAGATGTTCTATGGCTATGACACCGTGGAGAAAGGCGAGGACGGCAATTTATATCCCGTTCACCATGATCCGGACGCAGTTTCTTTTATGCAGGCTATGGCAGAACTTGAAACTCTTAAACAGTATTCTCCCGATACTTATAAGACTTATGCAAGTCAGATTGTAGGTCCGCAAGCGTTGTATAACGAGAGAGTTTATGACAAGAGGTATGACAAGCAAGTTAAGGTTGCGCGTGAAAATGCTGTACAGAATCGTGTATGGAACTTAGAGGATAAGGCGCAGAATTTTAAAGAGCGAGTATATTTCGCTGGCTTGAAGTCTAAAAATGGCAAATATAGCATTAGCACTGCTGATTACAAGGAAGCACAGAAACGTGCTGGCGAAATAGAAGCATATTATCAAGAACACAAGGAAGCAAATCCGAATTTCAAACTTCCTCCTTCTATGCAAGAAGAATGGGAAGAATCACGAGCCATGATAAAGCAATACCGGCGTGAACGCATTGGTAAAGCTGGCAGCGGGCAGTACACTAATAATCATTCCGATGCTTCTGATAGCGATAAACAAGGCATTGATTGGAATGATTGGAACTCTATTAATGCAGGTATTAACCAGGTGCTTAAAGACGGATACACCGCTAAAGATGTTTTAGAGACAGCGGCTGAACACCTTGGCACTGACCATCCGTGGTATAAGATAATTGCTTCCAGTTTTGACCACGAGGGAGCTAAACGGAGAAAGGAAGAAGAAGCGGCAGCAAGACAAAAGAGACTTAATGAAACGCTTTACCCGGGGACGAATGACGTTAATACAGTTGACCAAACTATAGCAAAAATAGCTGAAATTGGTTCTGACATTGCTAATGGTAGACCACTCTGGAATCTTGCACACAGGTAAATAAAAAAGAGGACAGTGTTAAAACTGTCCTCTTTTAATAAAATTTACCCATATATGAACCGTGCAACGTAGTAAACGATAGCGGGGAAAGCTATTCCAACGAAGATATACAAGAAAATTATAGTCACAAGCAATCTTATTACGTTGAAAATATATTTGGCGAACCGCTTCATAATTACCACTCCTTATCGTTGGGTATATTATAACATATTTTATTTAAAGGAGCATATCATGTCTGGAAAATTAAAAGACCTTTATGTGAAAAGAAATCAAAATCAATATCAACCGGCAGCCGATAGCTGGGAAGCAAGAGCAGCAGAACTGAGCAATATGTCTGTAGGCGCAATGCAACAGGGTGAAACCGCCGGCAATGGCGCATTTGGATGGCTGAAAGATAGTTTTGACGCTGGCGTAGCTGGTGTGTTTGGTGGTACTGCAAGATTAGCTGGCGAGTTTATGCCGTTCGGCAATGACACGCTGAATAGCTGGGCAGATTATTTTGATGATGTTGCCAGACGTAACAGTCCGCAACCTGGACAAAACTTAGAAGGTATAGACTATGTTGCTAGCGCAGTAGGCAACGCACTTGGTTCTGGCGCAGCAAGCGCATTAGAAGCTGGCGCAGTCGCTGGACTAGGTAGTCTTTTAGGCGCAGGCGGTGTAGCAGGTACGGTGCTTGGTGGAGCGTCTAAAGTTATTCCAGGCGTAGGCAAGGCAGTACAGGCTGGTAAAACTTTATGGGGCAGCCCGGTGGGCAAATATTTAGTAGCCAATGTTGCCGGTTCACCGTTTGAAGCAGGTTCTGAAGCGGGTAATCTTATTTCTGATATGCGCAAGGAGAACCAGCAAGGCACGGCAAAATATACAGATGATGAAATTAGGGATGCAGCATTACGTAGCGGAGCACTGAACCTTGCTTGGCTTACTGGTATGAATATGCTTGAAGCTGGCACTTTGGGTAAAATTACAGGTGCGCTTGGCGGCAAGATGGCTAAAGATACCTACAAAGGAATTGCAGGACGTGCGCTCATGGGTGGTGCTGCCAGCGGCATCGGTGAAGGTGCGGAGGAATACGGACAGAATCTTATCGGCGATTATTCTAAACGTGGCAATACTGCTGATTTTAATTATGACGAAGCTTTAGAAGCTGCTAAGCTGGGTGCTATCGGTGGTGGCGTTCTTGGTGGTGTTGGTAGTGGCTTGTCTGCTACATTCTCCAAAAAGAATAGCGACGTAGCCGAAGAAATTGCAAGTGAAGACGGCGGCACTATTGAAGAAGCTCCAGAAGCAACTGTAAGCGGCAGAGAAGCTTTTATTAACGCTATCGCAGGACAGGAAAGCGGCGGCAATTATAACGCCGAAAACGGCGATACCGGCGCTTATGGCAAGTATCAGATTATGCCGAGCAACTGGCCCGAATGGGCCGAGGAAGCAGGAATAGGCGCAGACGCTCCCAGAACACCGGAGAATCAAGAGATTGTTGCACGCTTTAAACTTGGGCAATACTATGACAAGTACGGCGCACGTGGCGCAGCTATTGCATGGTATGGTGGCGAGGGCGCACTGAATTACAGTGACGAAGCATTGAACCGCAAACAAGGCGACAACGGCGAGTATCCCTCTATTAACGAGTATGCAGATGAAGTGCTTGGAAGAATGGGGAATGTGGCTGACAGTGTGAGAATTGACGATACAGAGGAGAATTACTTTGACGAGAGTAATTATACCGATGATACTATTCCAGACTCTCTGAACCCCGTTCGCGGCTTTGACGTAAGCCATTTAGATAAAGGAACTGCGCAAGACAGAAACAGTTTGCTTTATGGAGAAAGAGTTAAGAAAGCAAAACCGGCACCGGCTAGCGAAGAAGTCGCTTCTTTTAATCAAAGTTTAGATAATAGCAACGCACAGAAAGCTCCCAACAGTTTATTTGTGAACTCTCTACGTAGTTGGGATGCAGCGGAACGCATTTACAAAGCAAGAGCAAAAGAGCAGGCAGAACGCAGAGCACGCGCACAGGCTATTGCAAACATTGCTAACGCACAGCAACAGTCTTTCTTGAATGTGCTTAGAAATCGTGCAGCGCAGCAATGGGATAATGCAGAGCAGAAGTATAAGGACAGAAAGCAGGACAAACTGCAATCTCTTGCAAATGTCATTAACGCACGTGCCGCTCAAAAGTGGGATGCTAAAGAAGCAGATAACGCTCAAAAAGCAAAAGCAGAGCAAGAGAAGCAAGCTCAACTGCAAAACATAGCTAGACTTCTTGATGCTAGAGCGGCAGGACAGTATGACGCAGCACAGCAGGTTTACGCTAATAGAGCAAAAGAACAGGCTGAGCGCAAAGCACGCGCACAGGCTTTAGTACCGGTAAACAATGCCGTCGCACCGCAGATGAGCAGAATGGGACACGGCGAACTGACATTGCAGAACGGCAGGGCACAAGGCCTTACTGATGAAGAACAGGCTATTATTAACCGCTATCAGGGAAATCCCGATGCTTTTAACAGGAAGTTTAAGGAAAGCGTAGAGTCTGTTCAAGCGGCAGTACAACGTGGCGACATTACACAAGACGTAGGCAGAGCATATCTCAAAAACCTTGCTAATATGTACGATACTGTTATCGGGCCTATTCAGAACAACGGCGTTATCATGCAAGGACAGGACGCCGCTATTCGCAAGCTTGTAAACAAAATGCGTGCGAAACGTAAGCAAGGCGAAGTCGGCACAGAGCCTAGTCTGTTGCAGGAAAACGGCAGAGTAAAGAAAAATGCTCCTGCTGATATGCTTGTTAAGACCGCTAAAGGTTGGGATAAAGCAGAAGCAGAGTATAAGGCAAGAGCTAAAGAAAAGGCTGAAAAGCATACACGCCAACAGACTATTGCTGATATTGTCAACGCTAGAGCCGCTCAGAAGTGGGATGAAGCAGAAACAGAGTATGTATCATCCGAAAAAGGAATTGATATTACACTTCCTAAAGGTGTAACCACCAAAGCAGAATATGTTACGAACAAAAAGACCGGTAAAAAAGAAGTTGAGCTTAAATTCAGCGGTGAAAAGATTAGCGATGAATTTAAAAAGAAACTGAGAGCACACGGCTTTAACTGGAATGCTGGCAGGAAAGCGTGGGTAGCAGAGGAAAATATCGTTACTAAAGCAGTTGCTGATAAACTTACGCAGAAAGATAATGGGGAAGTAAAAAATGGCAAAGAGCAAGCAGAACGCATTAACAAAGCTGAGGAAGAACGTAGAGCAGAAAAACGCAACGCTGGGGAAACTGCAAGTGCCGAAAGTATCCAGACTGAAGCGAAACAGCCTGCCGAATCTAATCAAGCTGAAGTAAAAGAAACTGCTAAACCGCAGGAGAAACCCAAACCGCGCGACCTTTTATTTACAGTGAAGAGCAACGGCAAAGAAGAAGATAATGTTATAGTTGTTGGTATTATGAAATCTAAAGAACCTCAATATCAGCAAACTATCAAAAAAATGCTTGATGCAGGTTGGAAGAAAGCAGAAACTAATACTATTCCTAATGTCGCTTTAGACGAATACTATGCACCTGCTACGGAAGAAAACTACAATTTTGCTAAAGGCTTAACCAATAAAGCGGTAGGCTATAACCTTATGGGTGGACAGCCCGGCGGTTGGGACTATATGCAAGGACTTCTTGACCATGAAGCCGAAGAAAGAAGAAAGGCAGACCGTACTTTAGGTGAAATCCTGGAAGATGAAGGAATAACCGCTGACATTACTGTTGATGATAATCAGAGCATTACAATAGAATTCAGCAAAAAGCCTAGTGACGAAGTAAGACAAAGTGTTAAAGAAGCAGGCTATAAATGGCGTGACGGAGCGTGGAAAAGCAAAGCCAACGAGCGTTCCATGGAAATAGCGAAAGAGTTAGGCTATAAGCCTGCTGAAAAAGCTGAAGTTGAGCAAGGCGAAAAGCTAAATCTCCCTAAAGGCACTACCGTTGATGTATCAATCGTAGGCGATAACTCTAACATCATTCAAGTCAAGTTTAACGGCGCACAGGGCGAAGGCACTGGCGGTATTATGGGCAGAGCAGGCTATAAATGGAAAAGCGATAAGCAAGTATGGCAGGCACGCAAGACCGAAAAGGCAATGGATGTTGCAGAGCAGTTAGGCTATACCGAGGAAGCAAAACCGCAAGAGCGCGACAATGAGCTTGAACGTACTGCAAGACAGCAACGCTTGCAGGAAAGCAACGAGAGGGCAACGCAATCTCTTATTGCTCAAAACAAAGACGAGTCTGTACCGGGGAAAAGATACACTGTTAAAAATAAATTCTTTAGTGTAACTATCCTTGACGGTGTTATTCGAGTAAAAGACGCTAGTAAAATCAATCCTCAAAGCAACCAATATAATTTTAGCCTTACAGTTGAAGAATATCAGCGAGCTGCACAAAACGGCAACAGGCTTGCTGGCATTAGCAAACTACTCAAAGCAAAAATTAGAGAAGGCATTGAAAATTGGATTGAAGAATCTCCCAACGAGCGTACAAAAGAAGTACGCAAGCAGCAGAATGATGAAGCAACGATCGTGCAAGCGACCGACCAACACTTTGAGAACGCATATCCTTTGATAGAAAAAGTATTGCAAAAGGCAGGTATCGAAGCATTAGACCATCAGACTTTATTTGAGAGAGCCAAAAAGCAGCAAGGCAAACAGGAATATAAATATTATCTGAACGCAAGGCCTGCTGATATTGGTGCAGTACCTAAAGGCTTTATTCGTGTTGACGCTGAGGATAAAGGCGGACGTTATGGCGCAATATACTATGACAGACAGTTGAGCGATAAGGAAGCGCAGCAGTATGAACTTAAATCAGACGCTGATGCAGCTAAAGAGAAAACGCAAACAGAAGCTGTCAAACAAGTCAGCCGCGAACTGATGAAGTCCGAAAAAGTTGCGGCACAAGCAAAGAACAATTCGCTTGAAGATTTTACACTTGCTTATTATGATGATATTGAAAATTATCTTGCAGACCATATCGAAGAAAACCCGGTTTATGCAGACTTGCTGAACGACCCGGTAATTATCGACAAGGCTATTGAGTCTGAGTCTATAATTAAGAATACATATGAGAAACTGAGAGAAAAATCTACATCCGAAGAAACTGCCGACAAGCCGAATGAGAATAATAAATCTACCGAAAAACAGGAAACCAAAGAGCCTGCTAAGCGTTTTGACAAGGAACGTGCAAATAAAACACTTGCTAGTATTTTCGGGCAAAAGAATAAAGCAAGAGAGCCTAAACCAAACGATGTTGGCAAGAAGTTTGTTAATGTTTTTGATGAAAGCAAAGCAGATGAGCTTATTGAAAGAATCAAAAATAAGCTTAACAGATTAAACGCTAACCCAATATTTGACCCGGAACTCATGTCTGACATTTTCCATTTAGGTGGAATTTATTTACAACAAGGTGTTAACAAATTCGCTCATTGGTCGAAACTCATGGTTGGTGCGTTAGGCGAGTCTGTACGTCCTTTTCTTACTTCTGCATGGAACTCAGTAAATAAATTCCCCGCCGAGCAAGAGTTTAACGCTGACGCAATGCAGGCCGTTATGGAGCGTGTAGGCAACGACTTCGACGAAGGAAAAAGTTTGCAACAGATAAAGAAAGACCTTATAGAAGAATTTGGCGATGAAGTTGCAGATTATGTTGATGCTGCATACGAAGGCGTAAAGGCGTTTCCTACTTCTAATACTGCGGATAATATGGTACAATCAAAACAAGATAAAGGAGGCAGTCAATATGATTCTAACAGCACCGAGCAATTATCTCAAGATGATACTGGAAGCAGGGGAACCGGCAACGAATTTCGGGGAACTGTTGAAGGAGGAAAATCCAGTGCAGGCAATGGACAGAGAAGCGAAACGACTAGAGAGCAAGGCGGACCCGACAGTAATAATTCTGTATCTGGAAGTAGGTCTTCTGCTGGCGGAAAGACTTCTGTTCGCACAGGCAGTCAAGAAGCATCCGCAACTGACAGCGATGCTTCCGGAAGTACTGGATTATCAGACAGCGTTGTCGATAGCTTACAGGGAAAACCAGATGTTGAAGGACAAACAACTGGAGACGTTGTTGAATCTGCTAAAGACGGACGAGTTAATGCAGCCGATACAGTAACAGCAAAAGTTGATAAGGTAATAAAAGAGAATAGTTTGAACAGCAAAAGGGCAAGTCGATTGCGTAAAACAGCAAAGACTATGCCCTTTTTGAGTACAATTCAGTTGTCTAATAGTGATTTTGTTGCAGACCGTTTTACCGATAATGGCAAGCAAGGCGTTATGATTACTGACGGAACTGGCACTGGTAAAACTTTTAGCGGCTTATCAGTTGTTAAAGCACTGATTGAAAAGGGCAAGGACAACATTTTGATTGTTACTCCAAGCGATAGCATTAATAATCAGTGGGTGAGTGCAGCAGGAGATTTTTTTGGTATCAATTTAAATAAATTAGAAGATACTAAGGATGCAGGCAAAGGCGCTGTAATTACAACATATGCTAATTTGGGAGCGAATGAAGCGCTGATTAAACGTAATTGGGATTTAGTAATCTGCGATGAATCACATAACTTGATGAATAATGAGAAGGGCGAAAAAACTGCTGCTTTAACCAAAATGCGTCAGTTAACTTTGCATCCTACCGAGTTAAATCATAGAGCAGAACAACTAATTCTTCCTAAAGAGAAGTTGGAAGCACGACAGATTGTATTACAAGGGGCAAGGCTAAAACATCAAAGAAATGAATTAACAACAGAAGAGCAAGCTATTGTAGATAAAGCGGACCAGCTTCAAAATGAAGAAGCTGATAAACTTACTAAAGAAGAAGTTGCTGCAATTAATGCGCAAGTCAAAGATTGGGAAGCATTAAATGAAACTGAAAAGCCGAAAGTAATGTTTATGAGTGCAACTCCGTTTGCTTATGTGCCTGATATTGATTATGCAGAAGGTTATTTGTTTGATTATCCTAAAGTCGAAGGCGGCACATATAATCAGCCAGGCAGCGGATATGCTCAATTTATGATGGATCATTTCGGATATAGAATGAGATATAATAAATTGACTAAGCCGGATAGCAAGGTTGATAGTTCGTTGATGGAAGTAGAGTTCCATGAATGGTTACGTAAGACTGGCGCACTTACTGGACATGAGCTTGAAATTGACAAGGACTATAACCGTGGCTTCTTGTTGGTGGACCAGGGTGTAGGACGAAAAATTGATGAAGGCTTTGACTTCTTACAAAAGAACTACCAAAAGTATGGGCAACTATCAGACGTGCTCAGACGACAATTCGACAGTCGTCGCAGAAATTATTTGCTGGAAAGTATTAAAGCCCGCGAATCTTTGCCGATCATCAAAGAATATCTAAAAACAGGGAAAAAGGTGGTTGTGTTCTATGAAACGAATGTAGCACGTGAAAGCTTCAACCCGTTTAATTTTACACCTGAAAATCAAGCAGTCCTTGATGCTAGCAAAGAATATGCGCAGCAACTTAAACGCGAGTGGGAAATGTTTGCTAAAGAACGTCCCGACCTTGTTAATTTAAATCTCAATGATTTAAAAGAGCCTATCAGTATTTATCAAGAAGCCTTCGGAGAAGACGCTATGTTCTTTAATGGCAGAGTGTCTAAAAAGAAACGTGCTGAATATGTTAAAGAATTCAACAATGATGATAGTGGTAAGAATCTTATCTTTGTGCAGCAGGATGCAGGCAACGCCGGTATTAGTCTACATGACACTACTGGTAAACACCAGCGTGTATTAATTAACATCGGTATCCCGCGCCGCCCAAGCTATGCTATTCAGATTGAAGGACGTATTTATCGCTTAGGCAATAAGTCTAATGCTATCATTCGCTATCTGACCACAGCAACTAATATTGAAAATGGCTTATTCGCAGAAACCGTTGCAGGCAGAGCTAGCACAGCGGAAAATCTTGCTTTAGGCAGGAAAGCACGTGGACTGCGTGACAGCTTCAAAAATGCTTATCAAGAAGTGCTCGATGGTTCATGGGAAGACAGAATGCCAGGGGCAGAAGGTGAAGACGTTGGCGGTAAAGAGAATGATAGAGCGATCGTGTCGAATTCTTCTGATTATGATAGGGCGAAAGCGTTCTATTATGCTAGAGGCAAGAAGACTTCTAAGAATAAAGCTGCGGAAGGCGTTGACTATTTTGCAACTCCTGAACCGATAGGCTACAAGATGGTTGAGTGGGCAGGGCTTAAAGACGGCGACAGAGTACTTGAACCGAGCGCAGGCCACGGCGCAATTAGCCGGTTCTTCAGCCCGAACACTGATAATACAATCATTGAACCTAGCAGCAGACTTGCACCACAAGCTCAAATGAATACCGATAATGCAAAACTTATCAACGGTTATTTTGAAGACCTACATATCGGCAACAAGTATGATGCTGTTACGATGAATCCGCCGTTCGGTACTGGCGGTAAGACTGCTGTTGAACACGTTGCGAAAGCGTTTAAACATCTGCGTAACGGCGGACGCGTTATCGCTATTATCCCACGCGGCGCAATGGCAGATAAGCGTTTCGATGCATGGTATGAAAGCGACGATGCAAAAGACGCACACATGGTTGGCGAAGTGCTCCTGCCAGGCGTAACCTTTGAACGCGCAGGGACAAAAGTTGCTACACGCATTGTTATTATCGACAAGGGCGGTGAAAGCCAAGGCGTAAAGCGTATAGACCTGAGCAGAATAAACAATATTAATGAATTGTTCGACAACCTAGAAAGCGTTGAGATGCCTGCCCGCCAAACTAAACAAGTTGATGCAGGACCAGCGAACTTTGCTAACAGTTTGCGCAAAGGGGATGCAGAAGGCAACAGCGAAGTAGTTACCGCAGACAGCTACAAACATACTAAGACTGGGGCAATTATTCCAAGCGCTAAACTTAATGCAAATTTAAGCGACGAGGAGTATCGAAAAGTTAAGTCGATTGCAGGCAAGAACGGCGGCTATTATAGCAGATATGCAAAAGCGTTCTTATTCCAAGATAACGAAACCGGAAGAGATAAATTTGTAGAGGAAGTCAACGGAGCAAACAATACTCAATACTCCGTATCTTCTGAAGCAGTACAACGTGCAAAAGAAGAAGTAGAAGCGGAAATCAGAGCGGCGTTCCCCAACGGCAAAGTAGAATACGTCAACGGCGTACCGACTATCACAATGCCTAATGGTTCTAAATTCCAATACAGTATTCGTGAAAACATCGTTGTAAATGCTAAAGAGCAGAGAAAAGCCGACGCAGCGCACGGCACTAGCGGCGCTAGGGTACAAGGCTTTTGGAAGAAGTTTACAGGTAATGGCGTTCAAAGAATGTTGGCAGTATCTAAAAACAGCGAACGTGGCACGGCTTTTCACGAAGCTATGCACGCCGCTATTGACCTTGTACTGACCGAAAAAGAAAAGAACGCACTGTACAATTACTACGAAAAGAAAGCTAAAGAGCAAAATCGTGATGTTGACGAAGTAATTGCAGACGCTTATCGTGACTGGGTACTTGCTAGACAGCGTAAGAGCGGCACTATGTTTGGCAAACTTTGGCGTAAAGTCAAAGACTTCTGCACCAGAATCAAGGCAATCTTTGACAAGGGCGCAGAAGTAGAACGTATCATGCAGGATATTGAAAGCGGCAGAGTGTACGAACGTGGCACTAATAATCATAGCGTGACGAAGCGCATTTCCTTTAGCAAAGAGGAAATTCAAGGCCAAAAGGGCAGCGGCACTACACAAGTAGCGACTACGCGTACTATGTACGTGAAGGCGCTGAAGTGGTTGCGCAATCAATCCCCGGAAGCTAAAACAGTGCTTGACTACGGCGCAGGCTTAGGCTTAGGCACTGACGATATGCGTTCCAACAATCCCGACTTGAACATAGACTGCTACGAGCCTAATCCGGAGAGATGGGCAGGAAAGCAACCGCCGACTTACACAAACAACACTCAAATCAACAAGGACTATGACTTAATCCTTAACACTAACGTGCTGAACGTTGTTGAGAAGCCTATTCGCGACTTGATTGTTAAAGACATTGCAGATCACCTTACTATGGGCGGCAAAGCGTTGATAACAACAAGAGGTTGGAGCAACGATGTAAACGCAGCGAAAAACTTCAAGCCTGCCGACGAGCATCATGCAATATGGATAAACAAAGGCAAGAACGGCTATGTATTCCAAAAAGGCTTTGACGGCGACGAGCTGAAGAATTACATTCAAGAACTGTTAGGCGACGAGTTTGTAGTTGAAAAGACCAGACCGACATTCGGTAAGTCGAGCGTTACAATCACAAGAGTTAAGAGCAGCAGCGAGGAAACTCATTATTCCGTTGCTTCTCCCCAGCACAAAATAGCTAACGCATTTACCAATACCGAGCGTAAAGGTGTAGTAGACAGTGCGAAAGACTTCTTCAAAGAACACCGCAAATCTCTCTACCAAGATTGGTTCGACAAGAACAATCCGCTGAAAGGCTTTGACGCACTGACGAAAGCAACAGGCGGCTTAAGCGTGTATGACCAAGTGCAGAGCTTACCGGCTACTACCGCGGGTATGCTGAAAGCGTTGACAGAGGGCACTGCACAGCACGTCAAAATGGCTAATCAGCACTTGAAGAATGTTAAGATGAAATACAATGTCACTCTTGCTATGGCGTTAGAGAAAATCGACAAGAAGCAAATGGACAAGGCTTATCCGAAATATCTTGCAGAGAACGGCTTTGATAACTGGGTAAACGCTTTAGGCGCATACTTAGGTGCAGAGCGTTGTTTGGAAATGGCGCGGTTGGCAAGAGCTGAGGGCAAGACCTATAAATTCCCTAAAGGCTTGACTGAGCAGGAGTGCCAAGATTTCGTGAATAAAGCTCCGCAACAGTTTAAGGCTGCCGCTGATATTTTCTACAAAGTAAACGATAATGTAATCTCTATCATGGAGGATGCAGAAGTATTCAGTCATGATCTGGCGAAAACCTTGCGTACCAAGTATAGAAAATACTGTCCGTTACTCCGTGACTTCTCCGACACTGCCGCAGCAGACAGCTTTATCGGCGGACTGACAGAAGGCGGACGTGGTATTGGTAATGTATCTGTTCCGCTGAAACGAATCAACATTGAAGGCAGCGAACGCGGCGTGCTGAATCCGTTGGAAACAATCTTGAAGTCTTATGCGGTAATGCTTAACAGAGCAGAGCGCAACAAGGTTGCTTTAATGGCTGTGGAGAATTCAAGAACCGCAGATCTGCATGAGCTGATACAGGAAGTACCAGGCACTACCGCCGACCCGAAGAACTGTGTATTCACTGTACTGATTAACGGCAAGAAGAAAGCTTACAAGACTACACAAGACTTGTACGGTCCTATTGTTGGATATAACTTGCCAGCTGCAAACCTAGCTTTTGGCGTAGCAAGAACTGCGGCACGTATGCTCCGTACAGGTGCTACAATGTCACCGAGCTTTATCCTGCGCAACGTCCTGCGTGATACTGTCTTTGCAGGCATTGCAAGTAAAAACGGCTTTATCCCTATTGTAGACACCATTCGCGGCGCAATAGCCTTAGCGAAAGACCCGGCAATGAGAGCAGAGTTTGAAGCGGCAGGCGTTACTGAATACAACTTCTATTCTTCACAGAAAAGCAGAATCAAATCTCTTGATGCTATGGCAGGCGAAACTCCGGCTAGTGCGTGGGAGGTTATGAAAGCAGTATTCAGCAGGCTTGAAGCAACAAGTGATTTCTTTGAATCCTCTACACGTATGGGCGAGTACATGAAGGCACGTCAAAAAGGCCTGAGCATGGAAGAAGCTGCACGTGCCGCAAGAGAGGTTACACTTGACTTCTCACGTAGCGGACGCATAGGCGAGCAAGTAAACCAAGTAGTACCGTTCTTCAATGCCTGCTTGCAAGGCGGCGATAAAATGGTAAGACTGTTCCGTGAAGATTTTGTAGGTACGTCGCTTAAGGTGCTTAAATACATCGTACTGCCTAGCCTGCTTATAATGGCTATGAACTGGGATGAGGACTGGTATAAAGACCTTGACCCCGATATTAAGAACAACTATTGGTGCTTAGGCAGGAATATCCGTATCCCTAAACCGCAGGAAGCAGGCGTTCTGTTTGGCAGCGGCATTGAAGCACTGTTCCAACAGGCAGCAGACAAAGATAAGGATGCAGTAAGCAACTTCTTGAAAGCGTTCAGCAGCAATATGATGCCTAGTGTGTTACCTACATTAATTCTGCCGCTGATTGAGTGGAGTGCAAACTATTCATTCTTCAAAGGCCGTCCGCTTGTAGGCAATAAATACTCACGCCTGCCAGATGAGTTACAATATAATGACTACACTAGCGAGCTGAGTAAAGGCATCGGCAGTGCGTTGAAAGTATCACCTATGAAGATTGATAATCTTGTGCGTGGTTATACAGGAACTATGGGCGCATTGTTGTGGAGTATGGCAGGCGAGCCGTTCGCAAAAGCAAATAATCTCCCGAAGAAGCGTACAGGCGAATTACCTTTTATTCGTGACTTCAATGTGACGGATGCAAATCTGAGTAGACCGATGAATGAGTTTTATGGTATACTAGATAAAGCGAACAGACAACACGCAGGCTATGGAGTTAAAGGCAAGCCGGAAGCCGCAGTAAAAGGCATCCGCAGCGCAGGTGCTATGATTAGTAAAATCCGCAAGGACATTGACAAAATCACACACAGCAACTTAACACCGGAGCGCAAGCGTGAATTGATTGACAAGCGTAAGGAGAAGATGAACCAAATTGCAAAACAAGCCACTGCAAGGTATGGCAAATATTTCGAGTAGTATAAAATGCAGGGGAAATATTTATAAATAACTTGAGGTGTATAAATGGAATTAGACCTTAACTGGGATAGTACAGTCATCAGCCTTTTAGCTTTGATTGTTACCTACTGTATCGTTGAGCCGCTGAAGACCGCTATTGGCGAGTTGAAACTGAGCATCGACGATTTAAAGGTAGAGATGAAGTTGAACAGGCAGGCTATCCAAGTATTGGAGCAACGCCACGCACGTGTCGAAGAACAAGTAAAGACCTTGTTTAACGAGAATGACGAGCAGAACGAAAGACTGAAAGAGCTGGAACACAGATGTAAAGACTGTAAGGAATGTAGAAACTAAATAATGAAAGCCGTGCTAAAACAGCACGGCTTTTCTATTTAAGGAAGTGAGATAATGAGAAAATTGCTTAATATGCTAAAGAAAGACGACAATGCTTACAGTGTAGGCAGAATCTGCGCTGTGGTTGGCTTTGCCGTTTGGGTGCTGGTTACTTTATGGCTTGCTTTTTGGGGCAGAACTTGGGGCAACTACGAGAGCTGCACGCTTGGCATGGTGGCGCTGCTGCTTGTGCAGCTGGGCAACAAGGCCATTGAGACGAGAGCTTTTAAAATTTCAAGTGAAGAAGTTAACAAAACAACTAAAATATGAAATCAAGAAGTGAAATTAAAGGAGGAATAAACAATGATTATTACAGGTATGGCACATTTTGAATCCGTGTGTAAAAACAAATTAGTAGAGTGGTACAACCATAATAGCAAAGAGCATATTACGCTTGAGAATGTGTTTGTGGTTTGGGCATGCAAGACGTTACAGAACTACAAGGCGTTGTTATCAACGACCGTTAGCGGTGACGGTATTTATGCTGAGTATACATACAACGGCGACAAGCAAGAAATGTATGAGGACGTATACAAAAAAGTTTCTAACCGCTGCTTAAAAAGTGAGTGAGGTGATAGCTATGGACTGGAACAAAAGTCTTGCAAGAGAAATTGCTAAAGGTATTATCGCGACAGGCATTGAGGGCGGCTTTGACAGCGTGTCGAAGTCTACAGCCTATGCTTATCCGTCAATTTCCGTTAGCCAGTGGGAAGGGAACAGAGCCGATGAGCTTTTAAGAGCCATTCCAGGCGGCGAAGAATTTGTCGGCAGAACATATATTGATATTAAGGCAAGCGGCGAGCTGCCGATGCTGAAAGAACTGCTTAGAAGCGACGCAGGTAAAAAGGCTGCACTTGAACAGTTATCCCGTGACTGCCTGCAATACGTCGAAGTGCTTCAGCAGGTGCCAACATTGGACGATACACGTTGCATTATCTATGCCGGTATGTGGTGCCCTACATCTACTTGGGTAGTTAAACGATTCCTGGCTAACAGATATATGCACGTCGACTTGCGCAGTTTGGAAGCACTCTATAAACTGTTTAAGGACTACTACTGGATTGCAGCAGATGTTGGAGAGTTATACAGAGCAGGTTACGCCAACAGAGCACGTATTACTTATGAGTATGTTGCCGGCATTGATTTGACAACACCATACGGCGTTCCTGCATATGGTGAAGCTGGCAACGGAAGATGATTTAAAGCTCATGCTTTAGATACAGTCACCGACAAGAGGTTTAGTTATTCCCTCTCCTATACGTGTAGCATTTTCTGGTATTTTTATTTGCGTAACAGCCGGTGACACATTCTACAATGACTGGAGGTGATACAATGGAAGAACTGAAAATGTTTGTGCTTGACAAAAAGTTTTTGGTTGGCCTCATTATAGGCTTTACTCTTGGCACGTTACATCATTATTTTGCTCTTTAAAATATCCTGAATCTCTATCTTACAAGTAGGCTATAAGTTAACGATTTTGAACGAAAATCACACACAAATTGCATCGCCTATAAGCGTTTTTAAAATAGTGCCGCTTATGATTTATCGTGGTGAAATCTAAAATCGCTTGTAGGCGAAATTTGTGCGTCTGACGAGGTTTATTATATTTTACAAATATTAGTATTGCTAAGAGGTTATAATGGAGAATGAGAAAACAAGAAAAACTAAAATTGTCATTGCTTTTGCCGCTGGCGTGTGTGTCGCTTGCGGTATTTTTTATGCCGCTAACTGCTTTGGCTGGTTCTCCCCGGTATTCGGACGAACCAATGGAGTACGTTCTGACGGAGCAACAATACAGCAGACTCAAAAACAACTTGACGGAGCTAAAAACAATCAACGAGAATTACAGAAAACTGCTGACGCAATCGAAGGGACAGCTGGGAGCATCAGACAAGAAGTTAGCGGAGCTAGAGAAGAAGTCGGACGAGCTGAGCAGTCTTTGTCTGACGCTGAAAATCAAAGTCAAAGAGCAGGAGAGCTTATTGACGAATGCGAACGCATCCTTGACGGAGCTGGAAAAAGAGTACAAGTTAAAACAGAAGCGCATTAAAAAACAGCGCAACATTGCTTATGTGATAGCAACGTGTGCACTGTATGCTGCAATGAAGAATTAAAGCAAAATAAAATTATTGGATGGTGTTACGATGGATGAAAAGGAACAATTACCGGCAGGCATTATTACAATGTTATTAAAAGGTTATGTAGAAACTATTGCTTTTCAAAGGAAACTCATCTGTGCCGCTTTGATTGGTTGGGTGGCAACAGCTATTGCTTTTATTTGTATGTAGGTAGGTGACAACAAAATGGACACACTGCTGAAGAACACGCGGGATTGGTTGCAAACTTCAACGCGGCGTTCATTCAGCGCGGTATTGGTGGAGGCAAAGATAACACCACGACAGGTAGAAATTTGCGAACTGAAATTTGTGAAAGGCTTGACCAATTATCAGATAGCAGCGGAGCTGAATGTATCTGTTAAAACGGTAGACAAGGAACTTAATACTGCGTATAAACGAATAACAAATGTATTATCATTCCTTTAAATGCGGGGAGCCGTCCTTTTTAGGGCGGTTCTTTTTTTATGGGGAATATATAGGGATTGTTTTGCTAAAAATCAGTTACACTATAAGTGAGGTGATAAGTATGTACGGACAATATAACCCTTATATGGGAGCAACACCGCAGATGCAGCAACGGCTGAATTATTTGCAGCAACAGCAACAGCAGATGTATCAACCAACTATGCAGCAGCCTATGCCTATGACATTGAAAGGCAGAATTGTTACCGGCATGGATGAAGCAAAGGCAGCTCAAATTGACCTGGACGGAACGAGCACTTTCTTTCCATGCCCTGCCGAAGGAAAGATTTACGAAAAACTTATAGGCTTGGATGGACTGCCGATTTTCAGAGTATATCAGATTAACAATTCGCAGAAGCAACCTGCGTATGCTGAACAAAACATTGTAGATAGATTAGTAGAACGTGTGGACAGATTGGAAAAGCAGATTGGAGGAATGGACCATGAACCCGATGCAGATAATGGCAATGTTACAGAACAGCGGTAATCCTATGATGATGCTTACACAATTAGCACAGCAAAATCCTATGATGAGCCGTGCTATGCAAATGGGGCAAGGAAAGAATGAAGTGCAGTTAAAAGAAACTGTACGTAACCTTGCAAGGCAACGCGGTATGAGTGACGAACAGTTTACTCAGTTTTTAAGTCAATTCGGTTTAAAGCTCTAATAGCGCGCAATGAGCTTTACATATAATTCCTGGAGGTGAAATTTTATCATGGAAGGTGCAAACATTGTTCCGGTAATGGACATGAATCGAAACAACAATTACGGTGACTGCTGGGGCGGCGGTATGTGGTTTATGTGGATTATTGTCCTGTTCGCTCTTATGGGCGGCTGGGGCGGTAATTGGAATAACCGCGGCAATATGGGTGCTGAAATTTTTGCAAATGGCAGCATGACACGCGATCAAATCGCAGACCAATTTTCTATGCAGGATATTAAAGAAGGTATTCGCGGCGTTCAGAACGGCTTATGCGACGGCTTCTACGCTCAAAATACTACTATGCTGAATGGCTTTAATGGGATGCAGCGTGACATTATGCAGACCGGTTATCAGTTAGGCAACCAGCTTTCCGAAAATCGTTTTGCTCAACAGCAGTGCTGCTGCGAAACTAACAGAAATATTGACGCAGTGCGCTATGAAAATGCTCAAAACACTTGCGCTATCGTTAACGCCGTCAAAGAGGACGGAGAAAAGACCAGAGCAGTTCTGATTGCTAACCAAATCCAAGACCTGCGCGACAAACTGGCAGACCGCGACCGCGACTTGCAGACTGCTAATTTCCAACTGTCTCAGCAGGCTCAGAGTGCTAACCTTATCGGTACGCTGAGACCTTATCCGCAGCCCGCTTATATTACCAACAGCCCGTATCAGAGCATCGCTGCTAATGTAGCTGGCGCTTGTGGCTGTGCATATCAGCAGCAGTTAGCTTAACAGCTTTATAAATGTGCATTAACTGCACTGCAAGGGACGGTGCAAACCGTCCCTATTGCTTTAATAAAAGAGGTGAAAACAAATGATTTGCAACCAAAAATCTGCATTAACAACTGTTGCAACGGCGGCGCAAACTGTTGCAGCGAACGGCTTTGTTGGCTTCCCTACTAACAATCTTCTGACTGGCGTATCTATTAAGCATCCGGCAGGAAGCACAAGCGTTAACCTTATCCAGGGACTTTACCTTGTGACTTTGAACGCTGATATTACCCCGACTGCGGCAGGTGATATTGGATTAAAGCTTCTTCGTAATGGTGTAGCAGTACCGGGAGCAGAAGCAACAGTTACAGGTGCAACAGGCGATACATATAATATCTCTTTTGCTACATTACTTAGAGTATTGCCTAGTTGCTGTGTGATTGATAACAATGCTGCATTGCAGGTGCAGGCTACGGCGGCAGGTACTATCAGCAATGTATCTTTGAGCGTTGTAAAAATGGCGTAAGGGGGCGACGTTATGCACAAACTAAAGAAATATTGGGAGCAAGTGAGTGCCAACCCGGAAAAAATTAAGGAAATGGAAGAAATAGTTTGTGAAGCGTTGGAGGAAATCCGCGGACGCTGCCCAAGGTTATTTTGGGATACTGCATATAAACTGCATTGTGTAGCTTATGGCCCACATTTTGACGAAGAGCTTGCAAAAAAGGCAGTTTCCAAAATGAAGAACATTGACGGTACGTGTGGCGAACATTGGACGTATGAGCAGACTAGCCAATTCGCAGACCAACAGGGAATACGTTGTAAAGCTGATTGGTACTATGTTATGAATATGCTGCATAGTGATTTTGCTGAAATTCTTGGAAGCGACACTAACAACTACGTGCGTATGGCTAAGGCGTACATAAATGACCCGGACGCATCAGAGGGGAAAGTTCTTGACGCTTGGCTGGCGCAGATGCTATAATAAGATAAGGGCAGGCAAAACCCTGCCCTTATAGTTAAGCCGCAAGATTTGCTGATATTTTCCATGTGTCTGAGCTTACTGCAATCCGAGTCCGCGGCACCAACATAAATTATGTTGGAACAATATATAGAATGAAAATGCTGATTGAACTTGCAGAAGTCAATCAGTTTTTTTGTGTTTAAATTTAAATGCTCATTGTATAATGATAATCTGTTTAAAGTTTTTCGTGCCAACAAAAAAGGCAGCTATTACACAAGCATGAAGCTTGCTGATAGCTGCCTTTTGTTATGCCCACTTGACAAACCGCTTTGACAAATATATCATATAGACCTTCGCCTTACGTAATCTACGGTTTCCGAATTCTTCAGCCACGCAGAAGACAGGTCTGAGCCTTCGGGAGCGACCCTGAGCTTCCTGCCCCTTTTACCTGCCGCGGGAATGGCTACCCACAAATTTCACCTATCTTTCAGATAATTGAGCCAGCTAGTTTCGAGAACTAGCAACACTCTGGTATTGAGCTACTTTTACCTCAGAATTCTGTTATACACGGATTTCTCCGCTTCACTACCAACAGCTTGCTTCGGAGTTTCCGCTAAGTTCGCTGTAGCATCCCTGCTGCAGGTTTCACGGATTTTTCTAGCCTTTCGAGCTAGCGTCTATTGTCGCTGCCAGAATCCTTTGTGCTTTAATCGGCACCAAGATCCGCACATACCGTTCTGTGTTGCCTTTTGGGCTTCTCCATCAGTCCTCGCGGAGCAACAGAAACCTCACTGCCACAGTATCCCGCAGGCAGCCTGGTCACAGCTTCCGGTATTCTCGGAGGGGTTGACAACCCTTTAGTGCACCGAGTTATACGATATATTTGTCAAAACAGTTTTCAAGGAGCGTGTCGGTGTTCAACCGATGAACAAAGTATAACATATTATAGTGAAGTAATCGTTGAAAAAAAGGTGCGCATTGATTTCTTGCTGCTTGGTATGAGGGGGATTGATTAAGTCCTTTAGTTCGAATATGCTTCCTGCAGTTTGTTGCTGTTGCTGATTTCACATGCAGTATTAACTCCGCCGCATAAAAGCAGGTGATATAACCACAAAGAAATTTTCGTTTCAGCTATCATAATTCTTACCGTTGTAGTATAATTAAGTTGACAAGAAATAAATTTTTTATACAAGGGTGGTGAAGTAATGGAGACTTTTATGGGAATTCTTATTCCATTTATCGGAACAACACTCGGTTCGGCGTGCGTGTTTTTTATGAAAAAATCGTTGAGTGATATGGTGCAGCGTTCGCTTGCGGGCTTTGCAGCTGGTGTTATGGTTGCAGCGTCTATCTGGAGCCTGCTGATTCCTGCTATCGAGCAATCCGAAAGCATGGGAAGGCTGTCCTTTCTCCCTGCATTTATCGGCTTTTGA